TTGATGACCTTCCTTCGAGGTTTCATGATGTCTCCTTTGAATGTTGATGGTACGCGGGCGAGTGTCGAGTACACCAGTGCACCCTATAAAAAACCAACCCACCGCAATCAAATTCCAACTCCCCAACCCATTCCATTTATTCCCCGCTCTTATTCCATCCAATCAACTTATCCGTCATTCCACTCTACACTTTTCACTTATTCTACTATTTCTTGCCCTATACGGGAAATGTTTTACTTGTAATGGCCTTCCGCTCTTCGGGAGTCATTGCCGCTTCCGGATTGCGATTGGCTAGCTGGCGCTCCTTTTCCGCGATCTCTTCCATGTCCTTTACAACCTTTTCCGACAATCCCAGCTGGGCCCATCTATACGAGGGAATCATCGTCATCACTGCGCCTCTTAGCTGACTCAATTCTCCCCGCATTTTTTCTATACGGTCTGCGGCATCCTCGACCAGCGCCTTGTCACAGAGCGCCTTGTCACAGATCGCACATTCGTTTTGGCCCTCGTAGTGCTCGTGCGGCGTATCGCACAACAGCCTTAATCGCTCCCATTGCTCTAGGCTGACCCCGTGATCCCCTGCCGCCTTCTTCAATTCTCCTCTTAATCTTTTTATTTCTACTGCGGCTTGCTCTTCGGCGGCGACAAACACTTCAGCTTGACGGTTATGTTTCCGGATCACCTCCTGTAGCCTTTCTACTTCGGCGCAATTCGCAATACAATCGCCCAAATCCAGCCTTTCCGTCAACCTCCGTTCCAGCTCTTCCTTCCGGCGCTGGATGCGCTTAATCTCCTGATTGAGGCTTTTGATCCGCTGTTGGAGCGGATATACAGCAGCCTGTGCCACTTCCTTTATCCGCTTTTCCAGATCATCAACATCCTGCCGCATATCCTCTTCGGCCCGTCTCACCACAGTTCCGAACGTCTGACAAACGGGACAATGGCCTGATTTGCCCGGACTAACAATAAATGTACCGATCCGGCACGCCATATTGATACACTTCCATGTTTCTTTCATCTCCACCCCCCTAAAGACAAAAAGGCCGGCAGACAGTTAATCTACCAGCCCTCTCGCCTTCGATAATTTAAAACGTGTAACCGACATTGAACCTTGGCGCAAAAAACACCCTGTCGTTTTTCTCCAGTTCTACTATGGGCATAATCTGAATATCGAAGTGCCCAAAGTTTTTTCTTATCTGGCCACCTAGTGCGGCATTGAACGTATTACCAAGGTTCGTGTTCCGGACTCCCGGCGCAGCCACCAGCCACACCCCATATGTCTTCGATCCGAACAACCGTGGAGATATGCCGATGTGTACCGTGGTGGATATGGGAGAATATTTTTCTGGAATCTTTATGTTGGGATTGCCGGGATATTCCGGATCATCCTTCCATATCGTTTCCGTTACATCGGTGAACGTTGCGTCAAAGTAAATATTGAACATCTCCCGGTCCAGTGGTATTCCAGCCGATACATTGAACCCGGCCCCGCTTTCAGTGTCATCATTAACAACGGCCCCGACCGAAACATAGCCGCCTTGTGCATGTCCCTGGCGCACGAACGCCAACAGGCACACAAGGCATATTGCCAACAATCCATAATACAATAGTTTCATTTTGCTTCTCCTTGTTATTGGTTAAGTGTTACTGCTGTTTCCCCTTCTTTAAATTGGTTCCGCCGCGATCACGGTCATCTCTACGTTCGCAACCGCCTCTTTCCAGCACACGAGACAAGCGGGCACTGTAGTCCGCTCTCCCTCTGCCTCCACCGTCAATAGAACAACACCCTGTTCCTTACACTGCTCCCACCGCACTGGGCCCAACGTAAAAGCTCCCCCGTGCCGGCGATATCCCTGACACTGACTGTCCCATACGGGTGCTTTGGCCTCTTCCTTCTTGTTACTCTTCAGCCATATTTCACGGGCACGCGGATTGACTATGTATTTCTGGTCTGGAGAATGAAACCGGATCAGCTGCCCCCTTCGCATCATCATAAGGTATTGACTAAAGAGATGCGGACCAATTTTTGGAAAAAAGCTGATCAACTGACGGAATAACATACCCTCTTCCCCTGCCCGTACCAGTAGCTCCATTATGCGGGCTTTGGTAGCGCGGACATCCTTACTGCTCCGGCGCGTGTATTTTTTTCTGTGCTTTGCCATAGGTGGTTTCCCCCTCCTTTATGGTTAATGTTACCGCTGTCTCCTTTGTTCTCTTATATTACTTCCAGTTGACGCCGTTTTTGGTCAACTTTCTTTCCCTTTAATTCAACCGGCTCGGCATCCGATATCGCACCCACCGGCACCAAGGCTTATCATGCCGGCGGATCTCCCCCCGGTCACTTTTCTTCCGGCACTCCCCGCAAACCAAGCAACAATCCCCCTCACACTTCCATTCCGCCCGCGCCCCGCAATAGGCGCAATCGTGGAAATACGAGAACAGCGGGTGTAGCTTTGGTGGGTTCCTTTTCATGTGGCCCTCTGGAAACCTCTTTCCAATTCCCTCCAGGTTTCATTCTCCTGATACACCACGGCTGGTATGCGGATGTCGGCTACCTTTTCAGCAACATCACCGGTTCCCCGCGAATGTTTCAAATCATCGTGGAACAATAATACCAAATCCGGTTTCCCGTTCATGATCATCTGAGAATTGCGGACTGGTCCAGCTCGCCTTCCCAACCGCTTCCAATCCGCTTCAAATTCCCAATACGACAGGCAACTCTGGATGCAACATTCCTTCGCTATCCTATCGGCTCCAGTTGGGCAATCGCCCAAAATGAATTTCGCAGTCGGGTGGATCAGGTGAACGGCCCCGATCACCCGTCTCAAAAAAACTACATTTTTCCAGCTCCGGCTACCCGATATCAAAACGCTAAAAACCCGCATAATTTGGCTCCTCCTGTTTCAAGGGTATAATCGCCCACGGATACCCCTAAAAAACCATTTTAGAGCATGTCGTATGTGAAAAAAGGGTAAAATCCGGCCCCTATTCTGGCCCATTTCGGCTAAAATCCCGGCTATGTCCGGAGATTCCCACCCTTCCGGCTTCAAAATCTTACCATCACCCCGTTTTGGCCCCCCGGTTTTTCGCATATTGGCCCGGTGGACTTCGGCAAAGAATGGATCCAAATTCACCCCCCACGACACGAAAGATCCCAAGACCACATAAATCAAATCGCATCCCCCGTCGATTGCCGCAGGCATATCCCTCTGGTCAATCGCCTCCAAAAGCTCCCGGCACTCCTCTTCAATCAAAGACTTTCTCAACTCCACAAATGCAAAGTTGGCTCCATAGCGCTGAACCATTAGGCCGAACTTTTCGTGAAACCTTTGGACCTTCCGTTGCCACTTATTCATCCGACACCCTCTCTTCCATCTCCAGCCATGCCCGCTTCAGATCAATCTGATAAGATTCAGCCATAGCAATAATCTGAAGAATAACACACATCATTATTCGGGTTGCGTATTGAACCTGCTCTTCTGGAAGACGGTTTGGAAGCGTAACAACATCTGCCGCCGCTCCCGCTAACACCTTCTTGTTAAAGTCCATTTCCATACGGTCCAATTTGTGAATAAGAAAATTGCGAACCTTTCCAAAGATATCAGCCCGCTTGGCCTCTTCGAGCTGGCCCAATAAGCGGATCGCACAATTCACCGCACCCTCATCCTGCGAAGGCTCGCCGGGAATATTCGCCATAATATAGCTGGCCAATGCGTCAATTTGATCTAAAGCATTCATGGTGAGACTCCTTATTGAATAGGAGAGGGTGGTGAAGCGGGGAAAGCCTCACCACCCAGGACAGCGGTTCACATCCATAAGGAGATGAACCGAACTATATACTAAAATTCACTAGACCAGAACAGAAATTTTATCTTCTCTCTTCACGGTCCATACAGCATCCGCCACATTATCACTGAGCAAGCTCTTATGGCTTACAAAAAAGCTAGTTCCTATTAGCTTTTCCCGAATCAGGTTTACAATCGCCGTTTCCCCAGAAGCATCCAGCCCTTCACTCGGCTCATCATATACCTTCAACGACACCTCCACACCAGTCATCTCTTTCCGTACATCATCCAGCGCAAAGGCCGCAATCAGGTTTGCTCTAGTAACCATACCACCCCCGCTCAGCTTAAAGTTCACACCATCATCCTTCTCTACAACCACAGAATACCGTTCACGCAATTCTCCTTTCTTGGTTTCCGACAAGTTGTTGAATACAATCCGGAGTGCTCCTCCGGAAAGCTCTTGACTGTAGTATTCGGCCTGTTGATTTAATGCTGGGTTCAGCTCCTCCATCCGCATCGACTTCATCCCAGCAGGACCATAGGCCCGTTTCAGCATCTCCATATCCTTCAAATAACTCTCCAACAGCTTCAATGCCTTCCGCTCCGCCAGCAGTTCCTTCTTGTACTCTCTGATCCGGCCCTTTGTAGACTCGGAGTCACCCTGCTCTCTTTCGGCCCTTATAATCTCAATAACTGTCCATGGATCATGTTTGCCTAGATCCTTTGGAATAAGCCGCGCCACCCAGCCCCACAGCCCGCTAGATTCACCTTTGGCTTTCTCGAATGCCCGCTTTTGCTTTCCCTCTTTGTCTGTGTAGTCCTTAAGCTCTTTGGTTAAAAATTGACCAGTAGACTTTATGCTGTTTAGGTCTGCAGATAATTCCCTTTTGACCTTCTCCACGTTGGCTATGGATTCCTTGGTCTTAAGATCCTGCTGGCACTGGCTACACTTCTTTCGTGTAAGCTCGCTGTTCACCCTGTTAAACTGAGCAACCTTCGCCCGGTATTGCTCCCGCGCCCTCTCCAGCCGGTCCTTTGTATCAAGAATTTTCGTTTGAGTGGCTTGATACTGCTGGCCCTTCTCTAGTGTTCTCTTTTCCGCCACACTCCATTTCTCATAGGCCTCTTCCAGCTTCTTTAAATCCACCGCATCATATTTATGAGCCAGCTCCTTTATAGACTCCTCTGCGGAAGCGATGGACCCTTCCAGATGGGATATCCTTTGCTGGTGATCGGCGATGTCTCCGGACAATGCGGATGTCCGCACAGACAATTTTTTCCGCTTCTTTTCAAACTCCTCCGTTCCCACCAACTCATCAAACAACAGCTTATACTCCGCATCCGTCAGGCTAATCAGCCGCCGCGCCGCATCGCCCTGGGCCCAGAACACCGAAGAGATGAACATGGAATAGGTCATCCCCAGAATCTTTTCAATCTCCACATTGCTCGCCGCCCGCTTCCCGTGCATTTGGATTGCGCCCTCGATCTCTGCCGTGTTCCGCTTGCCTTTGTACTTCCGGTAGCGGGTGATGGTGAATTCCTTTCCATCCTGCTTTAGCCAAAGCCGCCCAAAGCAATCTTTCCCGGCCCTTACATTCACGACATCGTCCCCAATGATCTCTTTCCCGGTTTTGGCCAGCTTCTCAAACAACACCCAAGTAATCAGGTTGAACAAATTACTTTTCCCTGAATCGTTGGAATCTGTTTCGGCGTCATCCATGTTCTGGCCCTTTACAAATACCAATCCCAAATTCTCCACGGATGTCTTCGGAAGCTGATGGAACGTGAGAAAGTTTTGGCCCTCGATTGCTACGATATCCAAAATCATGCCGTCTGCACCTCCTTATTAATTTTGATGAGCCGCGCCGCATCCTTTGCTGATTGGCCTTCCCGCTCCATCAGGTACTTTTTCAACAGCTCCTCCTCAGACATGAGGCTCGCCTTCCCCTGTGTTACCTTTCGTGTTACCTTTTCCGGCCTCTCCAGTTTGACTTGGATGTTTGCTTTGACTTTCTTCTTATACTCTGCCGCTTCCCGGTATTCGGCATCATTCTGGCCAATAAGAGTGATGTAATTCCTTAAGCTATTCCAGCCTTGTGGTGCTTTGTCTGCCGCCACATCACTCCAAAGGACATCTACAAAATTCGGGCCAACGAGCGGGATGCGCTTACCGTTGCGGGAAGGAAGGCTGATGCAGTAAACACCCCGCCTATCTCCTCTGTCTCCACGGTTGTGCTGGACGGGTGCGCCGACGCAAATGACCTTCCCGATTGTCTGAGGCGTATGGTAATGCCCGTTGAGAAAAATCACCTTCCCGCCCAGCACTTTGTATGCCTCTGTAAAATAAGACTGGGGGATGGCCCCGTCTGATTTATAGATGAAACCTTGAGAACTCCGGCCCCCAGCAATATCCTTGTGGAGAAGGAAGACGTGGAATTGGGCTTTCTTTGCGTATCTATTCAATGTGTAGATACTTGGGAACTTGGTATTGTAGCCGATACAATGGAACAATACTCCCTTATAATCGAACGGCCCCGACACGGTGTTTTGGATATACGGGAAGTTGTTGTGGTTGTCCGGATCTCCGCTGACGGTATCGTGATTGCCGTGGATGCCGATGACGATACCGCTGTTGCTCCTTACCGCCTCAGCACAATTCTGGGCAAACTCCCTCGTCACCGCTTCCAGCCGGTAGTCATTCGAGGCATTAAAATTCCAATCCCCCAATGAACAAAAAACATCTATCCTATTCTTCACAATTAGGTCTGGGATGGGCTTGATAGTTTCGAGGATATCCCGCACCCTCGTGTTCAAGCCCTCTCTCCAGACTCTTGAAAATTGAGGATAATTATGGATGTGATAATCTCCCGCCGCCATTATTCGCATTACATCTCCCCACGAAAGTGAAGAGGCCGGATTGCTCCGGCCCCCTTTTAATGCACCGCTAAACTCCAAGGCCCTTCTCAAAGAGTTTGCGCAGTTTTAAGATCCTATCGCTGTAATCTTCAAACTCTGCAACAAGATCATCCAGAGCTTGGGCATTCGCCTTCCGGCCCTTAGATGTTAACATGGTATCCGGATCATCAGCAACCCGGTTAATCTCAGCATTAGCACTAAAGGCCTTCTGCCGATAAACCCGCATCGCCCTCTTATCCATCAACCCCATACTGTTCTCGTGAAAGCGGGATATAGACTCTACTTTCACCGCCTGAGAGTTTTTATTGCGCTCCTTTACCTTCGCCCAAACTTCATCAGGGAGACAATGTAAAGGAATTTCGTTATACTTCCCAGACTTTCGAGAACACAGCTTACCATTTACAATCATCGTTTACTCCTCCAGAACAACAGTATCTCTACTGTTCATGTTTGTGCCCTATTAAATAGAACACCCACCACACCGCAGTGCGATAGACCGTATTAAACATCCATGTAGTTATTCAGCCAAACTTCCAGCGGGCAAACAACTATCCCATGACTACTGTGGATGTATTCCCCTTCTAATAAATCAGCACTCCCATCCCATTCGCGGATCAATATTGGTATCCGCATTCTCTGGGCCATAACCAACAGCGGAATCTTTCCCTCTTCTGCGGCCTGTTGCTGTGCCTTCGCCCACCATTCCTGAACTGGCCCCTTCCCCTCGAACAAACAATTCCACAGGTCCCAGCCTTCCTGCTTTTTACACTCGACAAAATACGGGAAGTCCACGCCTTCCCCTGCTACCAAATCCCCTTTGGTCTTCGCCTTCCCCCAACCTCCGCTGAGTGGCGTCCGGTATAGCTCCAACCCGCTATACTTCCGGAACATCTTGGCCACTTCCCGTTCGAACTTCGCACCCTTCTCTTTGCGGCCCGCTTGCGACATTGCCATCACGCCTTCCTCCTTTTCGCCTTCCAGATCCGCAACCGGATCTTATGAGCCCAAATCCGCTCCATGTAATAGTTGAGGCCAGGAGTCTTCTTCACTGTCCTGAAAATACGAGCAAAGCAACGGCCACAAACGCTCAATACTCCTTTGTGACAACGGATCTCCAACTGTTTCCCGTCCGCTGGAATCTGATACTCTTTATTACACCATATACATATCATCATCTCTTTATCCCTGTCAGCTTTATCAGCCCAGTAGAAATAAGCGCCAGCATCTCCTCATCTCTAATGGAACGGCCCTCTAAAAGCCAACGTACACATCGCCAAAGATGATGTGGAGGAATAGGAACACCTTCTGAATCTGCGGTCTTCGTTATCCTGTGATAGATATACTCGCACCGTCTACACAATACCCCATGGTCATAAAGCGGAATAATTGGATCGCGCAATTCGGAAGGATTTTTCTTTTGATGGTAATGCTGGACGTATTGGCCCCCGTATAAATCCCGCTTTCCACAACCAATACATTCCTTCATAGTCTTAATTGCTCTTTTCCGCATGCTAGTTTATCCAGGTTTGTATTTCGAACTCGATCTCAGAAAATTCCTTCGCCGTTCCAGAGAAGCCACAACCACAACTCAGCGTTTCCAACTCCGCATCATACGGGAAGTGCTGACGGCAGACGGGGCAAACATATGGCACCACTTCGCCCGTCTTCAACTGTAACATCTTCCGCTCCGGCTCAATGGTCACTAGCCAAGGCATCCCCGGCTCTGTCCATTCCTTTAAATAATGCCGGATCGCATCGCCCTGTTTCAGGAAGGTGCTTTTTATATCCTCCCACTTCTCCTTCACGAACCGCTCTGCCGTCATGCGGATTAATTCCGAAGTGGCCTGTACAAATACCCTCTCGCCTGGTCTCGGCTTATATTCACGAGTATAGATGCCCGGTGGGAGCTTAATCTTCATAAGATGTTTGGAGCGGCGGTTCACGATGACCTGCGGCACCTTTATATCCCCATTCACCCAAACCTTCTCCGAACAACAGCCCTCGTCACAGGCAAATGTCGTTATACAATAGGCTATAGGATATTTGTGTTTTTGTTTCATTCCAACCACATCCCCCATTACAGCGCCTCCCATCCATTAAAGAATAGCCCGCTAGACTATCCCTGTATCAAAGTTTATTTGCATCTCTGCGTTCCGGAAAGGAGCGCCAATTTTGTTCTTCTTATTCGAGATGCGTGAAGTAATACCTGTTGCCTTTTGGCCAGTCTTATTAGTGCGAACCCGCTTAACAAAGACGCGGGATGAGAAGTAAAAATTCTTGGCCCTTCCGCCCGGTGTCCCTTCTTTGGCTCCGAAGAGTACACCAATTTTATCCCGTAGCTGGTTGATAAAGATACATGCGGTTTGCGTCTGGAGCATCGCAGTATGAAACTTCGGCATGTTTACTGCCATCGCCCGCGCCAAAGCCCCAACACTCCGCTCCCCATAATCCCCTTCCAGCTGTTCCCTTGGAAGCAAAGCCGCTACACTATCTACAACTAGCAGTTGAGGCGTTTGATACATTGACCAGCTCTGCCGCACCATAGCCTCGTATTTTTTGAACTGCTGATCTACGCTGTCGGCAATCATCTCTGGCCCGGTCTTCTTGTCCACCTCATATGCAGATTCGACAATGATTAGCTGTTTAGGATCCAGCCCTTGCTTCGATGCCCATACAGTATCAAAGCTATGTTCGATATCGGCGAGCCAAGTGATGTACCCGGCCTGTTGTGCCCATGCTATAAGGGCATAGGCCAATGTACTCTTCCCGGCAGACTCATCGCCGGCAATCTCTGTATAATAGCCACAGGGAATACCGAAGGCCTCATGACCAAGAACTTCGTTGAACAACCCGACATCGATCCAGTTTTTAATCCTCGAAATCATGTAGTCTGGATCATCGCCAGGAATATTAACCGCCCCCACACCACCAAACGATTTGGCAACTGCGTTTGCGAGTTTGTGTATGTCTATGGTCTTGGTTTTCTTTGAGGCCTTCGGTGGTTGCTTCATATTACATCTCCCTGTTGCTGGTTACTTCTTTTTAGCTGGTGGCCGACGCGGTGGAGTCTTCTTACCGCCCGTTGCCGGCTTGGCTGGTGGTTTAGCTGGTGGCCTCTTCGGAGGAGTCTTGGCCGCAGGAGGTGCTGTCTTCCCTGCTGGCTTTGCCGGTGGCCGCTTCGGAGGAGGTGGCGGTGGAGGAGGATCAGTTGCGACTTCCGCCGCCCCATCACCATCCCACTCGCCCGCTCCGCCGCTATCACCACCCCACTCGCCGCCACCATCGCCGCCATCGAACGGAGGATCAGCCGGTTCAGTCTCGACAGTTTCCGTTCCGGCATTCTCCCAATCCTCTGCGCCGCCTCCAGCAGAAACCTCTTCCGTTCCCCCGAAGCCATCATCTGCTCCAGCATAGGCAGCATCATCTACATACTCCCCGCCTTCACCCGCGCCTTCAGTATCGCCCCAGACCTCCATGTGATAGGCCTCATCATAGTTGCCCAAAGCCTTTCCCAAATCAGGAAGTTTGAAAGTTTGAATCCGCTTATCGGGCATGGGAACGCCGATCACAAAGTTGCCCTCTGGATCTTGATAATATGAACCGTCTGGATTCTTTTTGATCTTTATTGGAAATTCGTTCCGGCTGGTAGAAAAGCCCTTCTGGATGTTAACGTCTTGGACGCCTCCACGGATGCTCCGTGGCTCTTTAATTATCAGCAAGTTGATTAGAAGCCCGTGCTCAAACTGGAACACGGATGCCCCATATTCATCTGGCTTCGAGAACAGGTTGATAAGCGCAGACCAGGTACCACAGTTCTGGGTGTCCTTCGGCTCGAAGAGTTGAGGCCCCTTCGCCCGGTCATCCCAGTCAATAATGTACATGTACACTTTCCGCTTCCGGCTTGCGTCCCGAACAAACTGGATATCTGATTTGTCTTCGCTATGAGCAAGCTCCCCCAAGCGCTGACAGGTATAGCAGTCATCTTCCCCGCATACCAACACTTTCGTGCTGTCTCCGGCTGGGACATAATGAACGTGACCCTCTACCCAACAAGGGATGCTACCGGGCCATTCCAGTATTCGCAACCTTGCTTCTTGACCGTTTGGTGGCTGATAAAAATCCTTCTTGCCGCGCTCCTGCTCTCCGGCCCGTTTGGATTCCTCAGCATAGTCCTGCAATGTTTTGGTCAATTCTCATTCTCCTTTCTTCTTTCCAAGATGATTTATGATCCTTGCGATGAAAGCCCCAAACCCCTTAGACAAAGAACGGGTTTGGAGCCAAAGAAGCAAGGCCATGAGTATTACAACTGTACAGACGATAGCCAAATACCACATCATATTCATGACCAGTCGTCACCTCCACTATTAGGTCTTCCGGTTCGTTTCGCAAAGCCCTTCTGTAGTGCCTTGGTAGCCTTCTCTGTCCGGCTTTCCATAGAACGGCTCGCACTCGCATTCTCCACACCCATCTCAGTTCGCCTTGTAGCCGATAAGCCAGAAAGCATCACAGCCCTCTGATCAAAAGCCCGCGCCGCCGCTGACAAAATTCCTTTGTCCCGCTTCGCATCAAGGATCTTTATATTAAGATCATTCCATTCTGCCCGTTGATGGATGGTTGCGGTGACGAGTGCTTCTGTTACCTTCTCCCCCATCTGTATTAACCTTGCCCTTGCCGGCTTATCGGCCTTGGCCTCGAATATGGCTAGTTGGTGTTTGTAACGGTCCATCTCATCTTCCGCAAGCACGGCGGCAATAGCAAACTGACTATAGAGTGCCGCTTGCCTTGTCATTTCCATATCCAAATCTGGAGTGATCCGGAGTATATCCTTAATTGCTTCCAGCTCTGTAGTGACCTTTGGTCCTGATCTCTTCCCGGCCATGGTTCCCTCCTTGTGGGTTCTCTTATATTACTTCCCCAACCCCGGCGAATCATACCTAATTATTTGTATAATTTTTTAACCATATCAGCAAAGACTTCCACCGCCCGGCAGAAGGCCTGATTGGTCGATGCATCATACATCGTAGCAGCAGGGTGAAGACAATACACCACCCAGCAAGCATACTTAGGACTCCAAATCACCTTCCCGTTCAACTCAGTAATTTTCGCCCCCTTTATAAAAAACTCAGCAGCCACTCCTCCAGCCGCCAACACTACCATAGGCCGAATCATCTTCAGCTCCTTATCTAACCAAATAGATGAACACTTCTTTGGATATATGGCGCTAGGAATTTTGTTATTTGGCGGACGGCACTTCAATACATTGTTCACATGAACGCGTGTTCTCGGAATACCACCCCGGTTCAGTAGTTCATTCCAGATCTTTTTGCCCGACTTACCAATCAGCCCAATTCCTTTCTCATCTTCAGAGGCACCCGGTGATTCCGCCACAACCATCGCATCATACAGCCCACGGCTTGGCCGCACCGGGGCAGTACAACCCTGCCGCAACTTACATTCTGTACACTCCAATACCTCATCATCAAACGGCCCACTCTCCTCCTCGCACCTATTACCTAGAGTAATGGCAGGAAGAAAGGCTTGGTTCACTTCTCCTATTAGCTCTTCCAAAAATAGGATCTTATGGGCCACGAGTTTCAAGTCCACTCCCCCTCTTTTATCTGGCGCAACCTTCGCCCGTATCAACACCCAGCAGTTCTCAGCAGTCTCGATTTTTTTCTTGACATCGGTATCGCTCACGCCATGAGTACACCTGTGATCAAAAGTAATCATCATCTGGTTCTGGCCATCGAAAAAGTTCCCATATGCTCCTCCCAAATCGCCGCCACCCCGCTTATCAGTAACATGGTCCCGATAGGAATACTTGATCTTGTCGATGCGCCCTATGAAATTGTGATCTCCTTTTATCTCCCGACGCAACACAGACCGAAGTGTGCTGATGGGAATTTTCTTCTTAATCCTCTTCACCAAGGCCGATATCTTATACAGCGGATCATCCGAAGGCCCAAAGTCCAACACATCCCCGACCAAGGCCAAGACTTCCTCTTTGCTATCCTTTGGATCCAGTACGCCGTTGCCGGCTAACACCTCATCAATATCCCGGCTACAAAGCACCCCAATACCCAACGAACGCAAGGCCCCACTCAGTCCAAGGTTCTTCACCACCCTTTTATTGACGGTCTTTCTCGCCACATTCTCCAAGAAGCTATCCAATGAAGAGAAACAGCCCTTGGTGTTTACCTTCTTTCTGGCCTTGAGGATCTCTGCTCCAGACCGCTCTGAGATAGAAGTAATACTACTCAACCCGGCCCGTAGCACTCCCGGCTCCTCGATGGTCCATATGTCGGCTGACTTGTTGATATCCGGCCATAGAACCTTGATCCCGTTCTTTCGGGCATCATCAACGTAGTCTGACTTGAACTCCGCTCTCGCATAGTTGATAAGGGAACAATAGAACTCTGTCGGATAGTAGACTTTCAGCCACATGGTCCAGTAACCAATCTTTGTATACGCTACCGCATGGGACTTGTTAAAGCCATAGGAACCAAAGAACACCATCTTATCAAACACAGCGCTGGCCTCATCTTCGCTCATAGTCTTCAGCTTCCGACACCCATCCATGAACTCCTTTTTGAACCCGGCTATTTTTTCTGTCCCTTCGCTCTTGGATATCGCCTTCCGGATTGTATCCACCGTTCGCCAACCGATACCGGCGCCATGGTAGAGTACCTGCATAATCTGCTCCTGGTAAAGCATGATGCCGAATGTATCCTTGGTGATCTTATCGTAAAAGCCTGAGACTGGAGTGACCTGCTTCCGCTTGTTCTTGATCTCCTTAAATTCGTTTGTCATACCTGATTTTAGTGTGCCCGGCCTCCACAATGCATTTATATCAACCAAGTCTTTAAAGCTATTCACTCCGATCTCCCGGCAGAAAACACCAAGCCCTGCCGTACCGAACTGGAACACCCCAACGGTATTCCCCCGGCTAAATTGCTCCAGAACTTTCTCATCATCCAGCCGGATCTTATCATAATCAATCTTTACTCCCGGCCAGTTATACTCGATCAGCTCCTTTGCCCGGTTGAGAACAGTCAGCGTCGATAGCCCAAGGATATCCAGCTTCATTAACCCCCAGTCATCAATATCCTTCTTGTCCCAGTTGATTGTCCGCACCCCATCCTTCGCATTGATAACAACACATCGTTCACCATCATACAATGGAGTCTTTGATATTACTACACCAGCGGCATGGACGCCGCCCTGCCGGCAGATACCCTCCAAAGACTTTGCTACACTCACTACACGTGGATATTTTTTCGCAAATTCCTTACACTCTTGGAATGTAGTAAACGCATCCTCAATGGAGTAGTCTTCCCGCGCATCTCCTCCGCTCCGCTTGATGATGGCTTTGGCCGCCCGCCCAACCTCCTCATTAGAAACGTTGAAAACTCTCGCGACATCCCGAAGAGTCTGCCGCCCGTGCATCTCGTTGAACGTCTTGATCTGAAGCACGTTCTTGTCTCCATATTCCTTCCGGAAGTAACTGATCACTTCATCGCGGCGGTCATCTTGGAAATCAACATCGATGTCAGGATAGTCAATGCGGCCCGGACTAATAAACCTTTCAAAGTTCAGGTTATACTCCAACGGGTCAACATCCGTTATCTCCAAACAATAGGCCAGCAAGCTCCCCCCAACCGAACCACGGCCCGGTCCAACCATTATACCATTCTCCCGACACCACCAGATAACATCCGTCAGCACAAGGAAGTACGCCGCAAAGCCCAGCGAGCATACCTGACCAATCTCATGTTCTAGCCGCGCCCGGTAGTCTTTCTTTCCGGCCAATCCTTTCTTCTTCAACCCAATCCAAGCCAGCTCATACACCAGTTTCTCAGCCCTCTTCTTCAGCCCAGCAAAGCGGGAAGGCATCGGCAGGTTCACATCAATCTTTTCCATATCAAAATTACATTTCTCCACCACCCGCTCTGTATTCGCCATCATCCATTGGGCATGCTTCGGGTTACACTTCGCCTCCACGAGCGCATCATACATCTCCTTATCCGTCCGCAGCCAAAGATCCTTTACATCAAACCGCATCCGGTCCTTATCATCCCAACGCCGGTGACTGCCTACTGCGAGCGCCACCTCATGGGCGATGTGCTCCCCCTTATATATGTAGTGAACATCGTTGGTGACTATAATGGGGATGCGGGACTTGACATGAAGCTCTAATGCGCGGGTGTAGATTTCAGCTTGCGGCTTCCAATATAAGTATGGCTGTGTCTCGAAGTAAAAATCATTTCCCAGCTTCTTATACAGCCATTTACATACCTTCTCATATTCAGGATGCGATAGAAGGCCGGAGGTACATGCTGTCGATACCACAACATCCTCCAGGTTCCCCAGCTGATCCAAGGTTACACAAGGCCGATAGTAGAACTGATCTTGGTTCGCGACTGTTAGCGCGGCCATCATACTCTTCAACCCCGCATAACTCTTCGCCAACACCAAGGCATGATACCGCTTCAGCCCCTTCTCCTTTTTAAACTTCTCAACCACGTACATCTCGCAACCGACAATTGGTTTGATACCATTCTTCTTGCATTCCTTGTAAAATTTAACCGCTCCGTCAACATTACCGTGGTTGGTCTGGGCCAAAGCCTTGAACCCAAGCTCTTTCGCTCTCTTCACCAAGTCTGGAGTCTTACAGATCCCATCCAAGGTGCTATAGTGATCGTGTACATGTAGGTGTGTAAATTTCATTCACAGCCTTCCTTCTTTAGGATTTTGGTTACAGTCATGTTTGCATAGTTCGACAGATCTCTCAAGGTATCCACGAGACCATCCACCAACATGGGATCAATACTCTCCACAGTCCCTTCCTTCATCAAGGCCCTCAGCCTTTCAAACTTCCTACGGATATCATAATAGCTTGCCTTGATGTCGATCTTGTAGAAGCTCCCATCATACATCACATTCTTTTCCGCATACAGCTTCCGGCAAGCTTCTTGCTCTTCTATAAAGGCCCGTTTCTGCTGTTCGATTTTGATCATTACTTTCCCCCAGTTATCTCGTAGTTTGCCCCGTTAATAAACTCTGCATCATCGCTGAGCAAGAACAAACAAACCTTCGCCACCTCCTCCGGTTTCGCCGGTCTTCCCATTGGGATCTGCTTGTTCATGGTTTCTTCGGCATAGTCATGGACCCATCCCCGCTCCCGGTCTAACCACTCGTACACACCGCTCAGCATTTGGGTCCGCTCCACCTGCGTAGGGCTCACGCAATTAATCCTCCAGCCCTTCTCAGCCAGCTCGCGGGCCATACACCGGGTCATTTGGACCAGTGCCGCTTTCGAGGCACAATACATACTGGAAGCCCGCATCGCAACCTTCGCCGCATCCGAAGCAAGGAACACCACACGGAAAGGCTCCACCTTCATCCGGACCGCAATATTGATCGCATTATACGGTGCCCAAACATTGGTCTCATACATATCCAAACCCTGATAGGATGGAGTCTTCCCGATCCAGCTGAGCGCATTTACTCCTGCCGCATATATCAGCCCGCCAATTGGCCCTGTCCTTTTAAGCTTGTACAAGTCTTCCCAGTCCGCGCCGTTTCGGGCATCGAACGCCGGCAACCCGTACAGCTCAGATTGTATCCCCCTCTCGCGACAAAGCGCAGAACAAGCCTGACCAATACCGCCCGTCCCGATTATGACCACTTTCCCCTTCATATTATCTCCTCTCCCACCACGGCCTTATTTCACTATAGACAAGTTGGTTTAAGGTATCGTCCCAATCTCCCTCGAACCGCACCGCCTTATCATCTACATATACATCCGCATGCGGCTTTCCAGGGTTCATAGGATTGTTGTATGTTTCGTGGTGCTGATTAATTTCATCGAATAGAATATTGTGTTCAATAAGCCAATCTGCTATCAGTTCCACTTCGGCCCTTGTGGTATAGATGATCACAACCCATCCAGCATCTTTCAAATATCGTAAGGCCTCAGCCGCCCCAGCCACCGGGCCATTAAAGACTCCCGGCCCCTTAAAGCCATCATACTCGTGGATCACGCCATCGAAGTCTATACAAACAACCATTCTACCTTTTGAATCTGGCATTGCTCCTCCTAAAAGGAAAAGGCCCCGCTTGGGGCCTCTCCCGACTCTACATAGTTTTGCCGTCTTTCGCGACAGGGTTGGCTTCGTGAGTGGTCTCCTCCCATATCGCCTTTATCTCATCCCGTGTCCGCGTACCAACAGCCGCAAACCCTCCAAATGATTCGCCTGTATCTGGATTGAATACATACTGCTGGATGGGGCAAGCCTTATATCGCGGGAAGCAACAAGTACCCTGATTGACGCAATAGACTTCGATCCAGCCTCTGGTCCACGGATGGACCTTGTAGACTTCTGCCCGCATTCGGCGGAACACCTGCTGATATTCGCCTTGTGCGCGAGTACACAGCCTCACCTGAGCCATATCGCTCAACACCCGCAAGCTGATCTTGGCCACAATACTGGTAGTGATCCCGTTTGATAGAGCAGAGCGGGCATCCTGATAATTCTCTCCGAATGATAACAGATCCAGATATGTGCGTTCATTCACAGCATAAACATCCTCGTAAAAACCAGGTCGCTTCGCTCCTGCCGGGATGCTGTAGCCGTTGCCTGATGCGTCGATGGTCCTTTGGGCCTCTTGTGCGAAAGAAGCCACCGCTGCGTTTGCCTCCGGAGCGCCAAAGGCCGGATCATCCACCCCGGCCATAGTCCGCGTCCGGACAAATTGGTGTGTGAATACCCGACTGACGTTGGAGAGAAGGAATACATAATCACAGAACTCCCAACTGCTCTTTATAGTATCCCGCATATAAGCCAGCTCTTCCAGTTTCTTTTCGTGGGGCCACGCGGCGATATCTGCCATAGTGCGCTCCCCCTTGAGCCTTGTCGCCTTGGTAAACAACAATAGGTCCAAAGCCCTTGGATTAAAGTCAATGATCTCTACTTTCGGCTGTACTATTCGTACCATACATCTTCTCCTTATAGGTTCCCCAACCGCATGTCATAGTTGGACTGATTAATTAGTCTTCGAATCTGGAGTGCGTCATCGTACACATCGTCCAGCAGTATATTCCTCCAGACACTATACCTTCCCAATGAATATATATTATATTCCGCCGATAAGTCATATATGATTTTTTTCCGGAAGTCTTCTGTTATCGGCCTTATCTTTCCGGCTTGTTCTGTAACTAACCAATTGCCCCTTTGAATAAACCGGGACATCCCCAAAGCCTCCATTACATAAGCATAGTCGCTGGAATCCGGCTTCTCTATAAACTCCGCAATCACCTGGCTGCCTACGATGGAAACTCTATACGGACAACGGCCTGAATCCGGAAAGTACATAGTCTGATGAACGTCGCAATTCTCCAAGGCTACACGGGCAACCCAGATTTTCTTGATCCCGAACTTAGGAAGAGCAATAGAAGGCCAAACCATCCTCGCATTAACTGACATCGGAAGAGTAGATACAACTGGCTCATCTCCCCGCTCTACTTCTATCAGCTCATCAGCACACTCAGTAGAGGAAGTCAATATTGTATCCCGGCTAATAGCTTTCACAGGGGAATCAAATTGTATCCGGCTCTTACACCGTTCCAACAGAGTGGCGTGAAAATTCTCCGGCGCAATATACCGCTCACAGTCCCCCAGATCGCCAATAGAGCGGTCATAGTATCCGCCCGTCACCTTCCGCGAATACATGTTCAAAAATTGTATAGTTGGTTGACGGTATTCCTTTTCTTTATAGAAGATGGATTTGCGGACACGGACCTTCTTAAATTCCATCCCACATATCCGCGCAATCTTATCGCTCCGGAAACGGAGCAAGGCCTTATGTAGCGGAATATCCTCCAGCGTTGCGGCCCGCTCAAAGACTATCGCATCCCCATTCAATATCGCCGCAATACACCCTGCCATTCCTGCACCTAGTATATACATGCCGCCTCCAGACTAAACAAGGTGCCTAAACCGCAAGCACCTTGTTTAGTCATTTGTGGTTTAGGATCTTTTATTTCGTGGCGCTGTACACGATCCCTTTGTCGGTCGATTCAGCAGTGATCACACCAGCGGCCTTCAACAGCTTGGCAGCAGCACCAATTCGGGCCGGATAATTCGAAGACTCCACGCCACTCTTTTCCAGCAGGGCGATAGCCTCATCTTGCTTAATCGACTTCCTCTTCACCAAAATGCTACAGGCAATCTCCAAACTACTGCCTTTCCGGAAGCGGACACCTTCAGCAAACTCGACATAATCCCCTGCGGGAGCTTTGGCGGTTTCGGCCTTCTTGACTGCCGGCTGTTTGGCGGCTTTCCCGGCCTTCTTGGTTTTGGGTTCCGGTTGAGTGGCGGCGGTGGTTGTTGCGGCTTTCTTGCCCTTCTTGCCCTTGGATGCGGGCGGTGTTGCTTTGGCTTCTTTTTCTTTCTCAGCCATTACTTCCTCCTTTTTGGGTTTGTATTTGACCGGGTTTTTCGACCAGCCCTTACAGGCCTTATGGCTGCTACACTCCTTACAGGCAGGATCATCAGCCAAGCTCTTCCCTGCGTCAGTTTGTTTCCCGAAACAGCTTTCTGGATCCTTCGCAAATGCCTTCGCGCATTGGATACATACCAGCTGATCCGGCTCGTTTGTCTCCAACGCCAGATTGTTCTTTATAGAAGAAGGAATCTGGAGTTGGCGACCGCAATAGATACAAGCAACTTCCTTTTCTTTTGTCATGATTATATTACTTCCCCCTTGTCGAATATTTGACCAAAAAAAATCAAAATTTTGACAGCTGTACTAGCGCCACCCGAAAATCCCGGTCACTCATTCCAGATAGCCTCTTCAATTCTGCTATAGAACACAGCTTCATCCGGCTACTGTGTTCCGTAAATGCGTTGAGCAGTCTCTTCGCATTCAGGTTGCCCCGGCTCGTAAACACATCCCTGATCCGGACGGGAAACAAATCAGGAGGTGGCTGGTTGGGGACTGAAGGAGTCTCATTGGCTTGACGCAGTTGGGCCCTCCTCCTTTCCCGGCTCCAGATCTTGGCAAAAGTCTTTTTCACCGCCTCGATGGCATAGGTGCTTTGTTTTGCGCTTCCGGTTGTGTTATACTTCCCTGCCGCCTTCACCAAAGTCAAACGAGCCTCTTGTAAATAATCCTCGAAATCCCGGCTACAGTCACGGTTCTGCTGGAAAGCCTTCCATGCCAGGCTTTCTATGTATCTTTCGAGCACGAACTGGGAACTTGGTTTTTTCATAATCCTCCTCCGATACCATAACATCTGTTCCTGAACATATATTAAGATCCTCTACAACTTCCTTCTCTGTAAGTGGCTTCTCTACTCTGGCCCTGATATACGTAGAACCACAGCCTTGGTAGATGACCACTCCCGAAAGCATTTGCATATTGGGCGGAAACCAAAAATTGGTATTCGCCGGTAGTGTACCCACCTTAACATAATAAAGGCCATGGTACAAGCTCACTGGTGGATTCTTTACTGGGTAACCTTCTTTCTCCTTCATGGACTCCTCCATTAGAACGGGCAAGCATCATCACTCACTGCCTTATCCGCATCGACATAATCTCTTCCCCAATCGCTCTGGTCGATGGGTCCGCTGTTCGCTCCTTTCCCCAATATAACATCGATGATACTACTTTTCCCGGCCGCAATTTGGGCCAAGACAACGTCCATACTATTTTGTAACACGAGATGCGTCACGAGCACCTTATGAGTTTGGCCGATCCGGTGGGAGCGGTCTGCCGCTTGGTTCATCCGCTCTGGCACGACATCCTCTTCCACAAACAGCACATGCCATGCGGACGTAAGGTTCAGCCCTACACCCGCCGCCTGTATACTCCCGAAGAAAGGAAGCATTGAAGGATCGCCGTTGTATTGGTCGATGATCGGTTGCCGCTTCTTTGCTGGTGTCGGCCCGTATACGAGCGCAGATGGCTGGAACTCCCGGTGTAGCCTCTCCAAGACATGGTGGTGGTGCGCGAATACTAACATCTTATGTGGATCGTCGGTGAGTGTCTCTTTAAGATATTGGATGGCGTATGGGATCTTGAGGTCAGCCAGCTCCCGCCTCTGCCGGCTATACTCTTCAAAAGAGATGGTAACCTGAGAGTCTAGCTCCCCCACGAGCTTGCGGAACTCCGCCGCATTTCCGGCCTCTCTAGCTGTTTTTAAGGCCTTCCTGATAGAATCTGTTGCCTTCCGGAAATGATCCACCTCTCTGGCCAGCTCGCGGGCCAATTTTGGGCTTTCTACAGGCACTTCAAGGATCTGATACCGCTTATCGGGCAGGTCCAGGTCCACCTCATCCTTTGTCCTTCGGATCATCACCGACTTCCGGAGCAATTCCTGAAACTGCTCTTCGTTGGATGACCCGCTAAAATCCCAGCCATATCCGTTGTGTGTCGCTCCGCAAAACGTCTGCGCAAACCACCAAAAGCTTGGCCAGGACTTCGGATCCAGCCAATGGAGCACCCCGAACATCTCCACCGGACGGTTCTCAATCGGCGAACCACTCAGCGCCGATTTATACCGCGCCTTCAAAGGGGCAAAGGCCTCTTCATTTTTCGGGTTGTCCTTCTTTGGCTCATATCCTAGCACCATCTTGGTCCGCATGGCTTTAGGGTTTTTGATAAATTGAGCCTCATCAGACACAATAAGATCCCACGAGACAGAGTCCAGCCGAAACTTATGCCTGTCGAGGATATCATAATTGATGATAATGATTTGAGCTGCTGGCCAATCGCTCCCCCAACAGATCCCGACACTCAAAGGCCGGACAAGCCAAGTCTTCAGCTCATTCTCCCAGTTGACCTTGAGACTGGACTTAGTTATGATCAGAACTCTCTCAATAGTAGGATCGGCGTTGATAAGACCGATAGCCTGGATGGTCTTCCCCAAGCCCATGTCATCGGCGATGTAGCTATTCTTATGTTCTAGCTGCCACTGGATGCCGGCCTTCTGGTATCCGAAATACTCTTCACCCTCTGGAGCTGGTAAAGCCCAGTTGGAATCTGTAGCGGATGATTTGGCCAGGTTGGCCTCTCTCTTCTTAATAACATTCGCCAGCATCTCCCGGCACCGTGGCGTGGCGTATTGGGCTAGTATTGCGGCGTGTTCCGGATTGGTAGTTGCCCAATGGTTGGGCACTATCCGCTTCCAGACAAACTGAGCGCCCTTAGGCACTAGGCGCTCAGCATACGCACAATAACAGACAAACGCCTGGTATCGGTCTGAATAATCTAATTTCATATGGACATTCTCCTTATTAGATTATCCATTCGGCGTAGAACTTCTGTTTGCAGTTTTGGCGGAATGAAATGCTTCTTTACTTCTTGGAACATCTGGCTGCTAAGCCACACACCCTTCGAGTCCTTTTCCTTCAACAACTGATACTCTTGGAACTCTGCGGCGGTGATGGTTATGCTGTTTGCTACGCGGGCACCCTTCGGTGTTGCCGCCTTCTCCGCATCATCCTTATTAAAACGGATCGCCGGAGGTGGCTGAACCTCTTCCTTATCAGTCTTCAGGTTCTTAATAAGGAAGTCCACAATACCTTTGACGGATGGATTGGTGTACTTGTGCCGTTGAAGCCGGCAAGTCCAGGTTACCACCATATCATCCCTGTCGAAAGTAAAGTTCATGTTAATTTGGAGCGGCTCCATTTTCGCACTCCAGATCCGGTCCCAGTACTGGCCGACAAAATAACCCCGCCGCCCCAGCTCCTTGCGGATCTCTTTTTGCAACCTTGCCTTCTTTTCCCCTTGCGACATAGGTCCCATGTTTATCTCCTTTCGCTGTCCTGTTTGCTAACATCTTATCCCCTAAACTTTGGTGGGGTGAAGGATCGCTGTGCCTTCTTGGAGTTCACGCAACTCCCTGCCGCCCCACCACCGGCAGAATGCGCTTTCCTAGTCACTCAGGAGAGCACTTTGGCCCTTCGAGCTTTAGGCTCGTCAGGCCCACAATTGTCTGGACTTGCGACCAGTAGCCCAATCCTCTGGGCTAGCGCATTAAGGCCGGATCGCTCCGGCCCCGCTCTGCTATGCTACATCCTCTTCCCACTCCTCTTCCTCTTCCTTACTGGGGTTGATCCCGGCATTACAGCTCCGGCACAACAGCTCCAGCTCCCCGTTCTCATAGTCCCTCTCATAGCGGACCATCCGTGACCACCGGGACAAATCCCGGCAGGACCAATCCCGCCCGTTGGGGTGGTGAAATTCTAACTTCCTTTTTTTACCACACTCTTCACAGCACCCGCCCATCTTTATGATTAAGGCTTTCCGCCTCAGTTTGTAGGCTTTGACGTGATTCAGAGTTTTTCTTCGGCTCCTTTTCTTCCGGACTTCCTCTGTCATCTCGTTTCTCCCTTCCAGTATTTTACCCCAGTTTTTAACTGGATCATAGCTAAAAATCTGGACTTGTGACCAGTGGCCGGGACAACCCCAGCCAGCGCATTAAGGCCGGATCGCTCCGGCCCCACTCTGCTAATTTTCTATGCCCATAACCTTTTCAATCTGACTCCCCGCTTTCCCCTATCAAACCTCCTATCCATATATCCGGTCAGCCAAGCACTCCCTCCACAACATTTCTGGGATGTCTTCCTTCCGGAAGTATGCTTTGACCCTTGGATCAGTTAATAACAACCCTTCCGCCACATCTGGACAAGCATCCTGTAATCGGGAATCATCATACCCGTCTGCCTTAAGATCCGCCCGGCACTGGCTACAGATCTTATTCAGCTGGCGCTCTGTATATGGCTTTACCTTTGGGGCTGAGGTATTCACCTTGAACGGCCTTTCCTTCTCCTTTATCCGGATGTAGTCTGGATATAGGATACCGGCATCGCTTTGTATCCTTATTTTATAGGCCACAAAACCACCCCGCCTTCCAAGCTCAACCTTCTCCACTACGGTCCCGATTATACAGGTGTTCTTATCTATTCTGAACCGGTCCCTCTTTCCTATCTTTGCTACCATTTTGTTTCTCCTTTCTGGACTTGCGACCAGTAGCCCAACCGTTGGGCTAGCGCATTAAGGCCAGGTTGCCCTGGCCCCGCTCTGCTATAAGAGTTTTGATAAAGGTGAACGCCGAACACGGACCGCACGAGCGCGGTGTATGAACTGACTACCTTCATACTTCACAATCACCCGTCCGCATCGCCCACAATTCGCTACACGAGAGGCAGGCATACTACCAACATCCACCCGGTTTTTCTGCCCACAGTAGGGGCACTGCCGGATCTTAATACATTCCATGTTAGTATCCTCCACCAGAAGCACATTTTGGACCAATCCCGGCCTTTACAGACTCCGGAGTTGTTAACAACCTACCACATACGCAGCACCGCCCGCAGTGATAGAAGTTGATCTTGGTTGGTATAGAACCTTTAATCAAGTGACCGTACCACCACCGGAAGGCAACAGCCGCTTTCGAGTCTTCGCTCATCTTCTTTTTAGAGTGGCGATATTCGCCGCCCTTAATAAGACCCATGAATGAATAATCGGAAGTGTTGTCCGGACCTCGAAGCAAGCTGACCCAAAACAGATCCTCTTCCTCAGTCTTTATTGCCTTTGATATCCGATAGGTGAAACGATTCCCGGTGTCAGGATTCTCAATGGTAAAATAAGCATTCCCGCCAAAGATGAATTTTTTCTGCTCCTCTATTTCGAAGAGCTGGGCAATCGGTAGAGGCTCCACTAGTCACCTCCCAGTTCATCATCTGCGAACAGACCATCATCTGCGAACAGACCATCATCATCGTCATGGTCTTCAACATCGCCCACGCCAAACTGATCGCGAATTGCATCCTGTAACGGGTTTTTACAGCGCCCGCAAATAGCAGTCTGAACCTTCGCCTCATCCACTCTATTCTTCACCTGACACGCATCGCACTTAACAGTCATATTATCCATTTTTATCTCCTTTATACCAGACTTGTGACTGGTCTTGGGACAATCCCAAGGCGCATTAAGGCCGGATCGCTCCGGCCCCACTCTGCTTATAGGTTGTTTAGTTCTGCTTCGGTAGCGGTGATGGCTTCCCGGTCAGGATTATCAGCCATCAACTGCCTTTCGAGCTTGGCCTTAAGGTTCTTCAGATCCGTGGAATAACCACCCGCCTGTAACGAACTCATGAACAGCCGGACATTGGACAGAAAGAACTCACCCGTGCGGCCCCGGTCATCGACTGCCTGAACCTTTACCACTCCCTCTTCAATCCAAGCCGCCACGATCCTTGCGGGCCACGCTACCTTGTAGTCATTAAAAGCATGTTCGATCCGCCACGCCGGACAGATGAACTGTTCTAAAAGGTTGTTTGATAATGATCCTCGTGCCATTTTGTTTCTCCTTATTAGTCTGAACTTGTGACCAACGAATGGGGCCAGGGAAGCCTGACCCCGCTCTGCTAGCTGTCTTCCCTGCGTTCTGCTTCCCGCAGGTCATCGGCCATATTAACAATGTTCTCGCACAGTTCAATCAGCTTATCCCGATATTCCTTTTCAGACTTACTGATATCATGATCCGGCCCCTCTTCAATAGCTTCTTCAATAGCCGATTCACAATCAAGTAAATCACGATAGGTGTTCTCAAATCGACAATAGCTCATATTGCTCATTTTCTTATCTCCTATTCTGGACTTGTGACCAGTAGCCTCCACCATAGAGGCTAGCGCATTAAGGCCGGATCGCTCCGGCCCCACTCTGCTAGATGATAGGCTTCACTCTATTCGCCCACACCGTGATAAGATCCTTGGGTGCACGGCCAGTGATACGGGCCAGATGACCACCAAAGGCCAGGTCCAACATTTTCTTCGGGTTGAGTACAGTTACCTTCCCGGTGGTCTTATTAATCCGAACCACCTGGGACTTTGACCACATCCCATTACTCAGGACTTCAACCATCTGCCCAACCCGCAACCTCTCTATATAGCCAAAGTTTTTAAGGTATTCAGCAGCCTTCTCTTTGTGCTCTTCGCGGTGAGCTTGGCGCTCCTCCTTGAATTCATTTCCTGCCGCATACAGCACTTTTCTCTGCTTCGGCGTCAACTTCGCGGGTTTCAACATATGCTCTGGAACAGTGTACATTCCTTCCTCTTCCGATTTTACTTCAAAACGATAGACAACAGGCTGATATCGCTTACTGACTTTCCGCATCCCCATAACTACTCCAACAACCGTCTTGTGTTTGCGGGAAGATGTAAACTGAACTGCGTCACCGATATTAAACATGGTATTTCTCCTTTCTGGACTTGCGACCAGTAGACTCCACCATGGAGTCTAGCGCATTAAGGCCGGATCGCTCCGGCCCCGCTCTGCTAGTCTTCTTTACACTCAGGATAATCAACCGCTTTAAATACAGGGAACGTCCGCTGAGTCACGGCATTCTGGACTTCCTTTAAAACACTAAACAGAGCCTCAAGCTCTTGCTCCTGTTCCTTACCACGAACACGGATTTCACAGTTAAAACAAGCCTCACCGTTGCTTCCTGATACTTGAAGCTCCCCGCGATAGCCATACACCAGACTTAACAGGCCCTTCACATGTTCCACAATTTGGGCATCTGTCGCTTCTGTTACCGTCTCAACCGAATAGTCTTTCATTTCTTATCTCCTTTTATTCTGGACTTGTGACCAGTGGCTCCCCCATGGAGCCAGCGCATTAAGGCCGGATCGCTCCGGCCCCACTCTGCTAAGATGCCCGCTGAAGGATTATCTCTCTTGCCTCTATAGCGCGGACATTGGTTATCTCGTTTTGTAGCTCTAAAAGATACGTTTGCTCAACTCCTGAAGCCTCCGCATAGTTCATCAGGCCTTGGATATAGGCTTCGTAAACACGGACCATCCGTTTCAGAGTCTTCTCTTCCTCTACCACTATTCTCTTCACGTTGTTATTAGCCATTTCTTTTCTCCTCTGGACTTGTGACCAGTACCAGGGACAATCCCCGGTAGCGCATTAAGCTGGAGTCTTAAGACTCCAGCCCACTCTGCTGTAGCGTCCAGATAGCAACTAAATCAGCCATCCGGCTTGACTCTTCCATAGTCAACAGCCCATCCGCAAACATCCTTTCCCATTTGCGAAACGCAGGGCCGTGACCCTCGTCAGCGCCATCCTTATACTTGCCCAGCCGAACGGGTTGGGCACTGTTGCAAATAAACCCGTGGACCAGCTCGTGCCACAGGATGCTTCGGACCTCTTTCAAATACCGCCCATATTTGAGCGGCTTTTCAAAGAACTTATTCAGGGCGATTGTCCGGGCCGCAACGTCATACTGACCGAAGACCACGCCCGGCAACCCGGCCTGATTAACTGTTATTGGGAACTGCTGGAAGGATACTTTCACCACACAGCCGGAGCCATTCAAGTATCCTTCATCCATCTCCTTCACCAACTGGAAAAGCAAAGATTCTATTTGCATCGCGCATACCCTGCCTTCCCGCCGATTTTAACCTTGCGGATAATTCCAAGTCTCACAAGGTGCCCAGCGACCATCTTCAAACGGCCAGCTGGATTCGAGCTTTTAATGTTGGGAATGAGTTCAGCAATAGCGTCATCCAGTGTAATAGAAGGATATTTGACCAGTAATTCCGCGCAAAACCTTATAGAGGTATTTGGCAACCAGGCCGGAAGACCATCCGGACCAATCGGAGGTATTGCGGAAGTCCCACCACCCGTCTTGGCCTTCTTTGCTTTCGCCGTTGACGTTGTAGTAGTCTGTTTGTTTTCGAGCTTATCAATATAAGATTGGATCTGCGGCGGATTCAGCGCCACCGCAAACCGTTCCATATACTTCAAAGCCATCCGCAAACTTGTTTCCTTCTCTTCCGGAAACTGTGTGCCCAAGGCGCGGGCACGGCATTTACCTGCGATGTTCCAGATTTTAACAGCATCATCGGGCAGGTACTTCACACCGGGATTCTGTCGCTGTAATCTCTGAAGACTCCCACAAATCGGGTCCATCACGGATATCGCCTGGATTAATAGGCTTGTCCGAAGACTTAAGTCATCGTGGGCACGGGAAAATGCCGCGTAAATCTTTTCAATCATTTTCCTTGGATTTGCTTTCGCCATTTCTTTTCTCCTCTGGACTTGTGACCAGTGGCCGGGACAACCCCGACCAGCGCATTAAGGCCGGATCGCTCCGGCCCCACTCTGCTTATTCGCTCCCCGTCCCCAACAGCGGACGGTTCGCAACCGCAAGAAATTTCGCCTCAAACTCAGCCTCACTCGTGATCTCCTCATGAACTCCCCCGGTGATTGCGCTCAGGGTTTTGAGGTTATCACTACCATTTCGGCCATACCAGCTGTCTTCGCGGCCAATAAAAATGGTGTCAATAATAACGCCAGCCGTTTTGGCTTGTTCGGCGGCATCGAGGGCAACATCATAGTCATGCATATCGCCATCCGATGTAAGGATAATTCTGGGCGTATAATCTTTGTTCTTCTTCAGAAGAGTCAACGCCGCACGGATACCCTTTCCAGCATAAGTCCCGTTTCCATTCGCATACAGCGCACGAACAGCATCCTTGATCTCATCCAGGTTCGATGAGCCTCTCAGAGGTATTCGAGTGTTTTTCCCGAACTCAACAACGCCAATCTTCATGGACAGGGCCTTTTCGCCAATCCGTTCATTCGCATACTTCTCAACAACCTTCTTTTGAAGGTCAACCTTCCGTGAACCGCTGTAGCGGTCTTCGCCCATCCCATCATTCATCGAATAGGAAGCATCCAACACGAAACAGAGATATTGGAAATTATCAAAGAAGTCATTCAGATCCATACTACCAGCACTCAGGATCAAATCCTCTTCTTTTTTCGTCATGGAAGTTGCGGTTGTTACGATAGAAGTGTTTTTGGAAGTTTTGTTATCAGACATGGTATTTCTCCTTTTTAAAAACTGGACTTGTGACCAGTTAGATTCCACCATGGAATCTAGCGCATTAAGGCCGGATCGCTCCGGCCCCACTCTGCTAATTTTCTATCCAAGCAACGCTTTTCGCATTCAATAGTTCCAGTCTCACCTCTTCCAGCATTTGGATATCGGCCTCGTGTTTCCTCTTGCTTCGAGCTGAGAAAGAAAGTTTGTCAATCCGGTCTTGGATAGCGTCAACCACCGCCAACTGCTGGCGGATACTCAGAAAGTGTACCATTAAGTCTTTCATTTTTTATCTCCTCTGGACTTGTGACCAGTGGCCGGGACAACCCCAGCCAGCGCATTAAGGCCGGATCGCTCCGGCCCCACTCTGCTTAAGGCTCATAAAATCTAACATCGAAATCATTACAAGCCCTCATGAAATCCAGTATCGTCATCGTGTCAGATAACCGGCGCAGGAAGGCATAACCGTTCATTCCTTCCACCGTAGAATACTGGTCAAGATCATTCTCGTAGATATGGACGCCATTGGCGTCAACCACGATCCCATAAGCCTTCTCAACATCTTGCGAGATTAGAACCAACCCGACCAACGGATCAGAACCATCACCAAAACTCTCAGCACTCGAAAAGGCATCCCAATCTTGCTTATCAAACTTTCTAAGATTAATCATTTTGTTTCTCCTCTGGACTTGTGACCAGTAGCCTCCACCATAGAGGCTAGCGCATTAAGGCCGGATCGCTCCGGCCCCACTCTGCTAGTCTTCCAACTCATCCAACCCATCGAGGCAAGCCTCAACTTCATACAACCGCTGAGCCTCTTTCGCGGATATCTTCACGGAGGAAACAACCAGCCAGTTGTTATCGTCCAAGACATCCCCAACCTGTGTAACCACGGGGCAATTCTTTCCATCGAACACTTTCTTCATGGCGGCATTTAACTCATCCACCGGAATTTGATCTGCCCAATCCCAAAATATTAACTCAGTCTTTACTGTGTTCTTTTTCATTTTCTTTTCTCCTCTGGACTTGTGACCAGTGGCTCCCCCATGGAGCCAGCGCATTAAGGCCGGATCGCTCCGGCCCCACTCTGCTAACCGTTCCAAACCTCAACGCCAGTAACCGTCACTTTCATATTAATTCCGGCATCGGCCACGAACTTTTTGACCAGTTCCTTCGCAACATCCTTGTTTCGAGCCTCCACAAGGATCTCATCCAGCGTATCCACGCAACCGCCAAGAATATAGGTACAACGGTATTTTTTCGGCGTGACCTTATGGTGTGGTTGCCGACGCATCGAAGTCCCCCATCCATTGTTTCTTCCCATTTTCTTATCTCCTATTCTGGACTTGTGACCAGTGGCCGGGACAACCCCAGCCAGCGCATTAAGGCCGGATCGCTCCGGCCCCACTCTGCTAGTAACAATCTATTCCTTTCACCACGCATCCGGTGTTCAGGCCCTTTACCTCTTCAACCAGCGCCTCCCAGTACTTTCTAGCTGGCGCCTCTCTTTTATATTTACGGTTCCAACTCTCAAACGCGGGCCTGCGATTAAGAGTACAAAAAATCTCAAAGCCATCTTTGGTTTCGAAAAACGAAATTCTAATTGTATCGCTCATGGTGTTTCTCCTCTGGACTTGTGACCAGTAGCCCAACCGCTGGGCTAGCGCATTAAACGGATGGCAATGCACTTACCATCCGCCACTCTGCAAATTTTGGAGAATTTTCCGATCTCTTTTAGCAAAATACCGTATCGGTCACCCGCGACAATCGAATCACACTCGATTACTGAGCCACCCCGCTCAATTGGGACTTGCGATATTTCACCGTCTGTTTCACCGGGTGTCTTATCCACCCTGCCCACAACCTACTTTGTTCAGCTCTGGGTCCGCCTCACCTCCTCCGGATTTTAGCGGTAGCACCTTGGGCTCCCCGTTTTTCGGATCTTTGCCATCAGGTCTGGCCTTTTGTTTTTTCTCCGGTGGCCTTCGATTTTCATCAACCGGATTTTCCGCTGGCTCCTTCGGTTCCGCCTTCGGTCGGCTTCTTTAATTCCGCTCCCCCTGACCTTGGGCTTTCCCTTCCGCCTTTCTTTTTCGCCCTTCCGGTTTCCCCCAGTCATGCCGATGTCGGCCTCAGTTGGGTTCCACGTTTATAGGGTGTACCGCTTTTCGCTTCCCCGCCCCCCCTTTCTTCTTTCTACTCTATTTAACTTTATCATCTTACCTTATCCTTTCTTACTGTACTTAAATATAATGGAAAATGAAGGGATAGTCTACATTTTTTTTAACTTTTTTTGATTTTTTTTTTAAGTGGAGGAAAATCAATCATTTATGAGGACGATTTTTTTGTTTTTTCCGGCATTTAGGCTATTTTTTACCCCCATCAACTGCTAATTTCCTATGCTTTTTTGATGGTCTTCCCCGGTGTAAATTCCGGGCTTTTAGGGCCAGCACCTGCCGCATATCGTACAGCCGAATATGGCCATCATCGAACACAGGCACCAAATACCCCTTTAAAACATGGCTATCGATGGCGCTTGCTGAACAGCCGTATATCTCTGCCGCAGTCTTCCGGCTCACCAGCCGATTAATATCAAACATCCTTCTCTTGAATCTCCTCACCTCAAAGCCTCCAAAATCTCCCGCTCATCCGTTTCAGCTGGATCCTTCCCCGATACCTGAACAATCCTGATCGGCCTTCGATGAAAGGATAACAGCTGTCTCATTTTTAACGCATCCAATTCCGCTTCCCGGTCCAGCATCACCACGAACCGGTCAAAGCCGGATACCAACGCCAATTTCTCGTGGCTGAGAACCTTCCCGCCGATAGCGACAGCCGCCCAATCAGCAAACATTCTATCATGCGCCAACGCACGATCAACCGCCAACTTATCGGCCCAACCTTCTACAAGCACCAAGGTGGAGGCGATGCCTGCCGCCTGGTCATAACCAAACAGCGCCTCAGCTGCCTTCGCTCCTACAGGGTGAAGAACCTTCCGCTCAGCTCTTCCTGTCCAATCCCGCGCAACGAAGCTCACCAACTCCCCGTCCAGCGTAATGGGTATTATCACCCTGTTTCTATATCTCCCAGTCGGACAAAATCCTATGGAATATTTTTGAATCTGGCCTACTGTGATCCTCCGGCCCAGCAGGTAGCGCATGGCTATCCCGGCAATAATACCGCGCCGGGGGAGTGCGAAATATTCCGAAGGCAAGCAAACATCCTTCTCTTTCTCCGGCTTCCACATTCCTCCCGGCAACTCGCCGGAAAGCATCCGCGCCTCACGGTAGCTGATACGATTTAGCTTTACAAACAGCCCTGCTAACCGGCCCCGCTTCCCGCAACCGTGGCAGATGTAAACTTTCTTCCGTACATTAACGCAACAAGACGGTGTGCGCTCGTTGTGCCACGGGCAGAGTATGGTCCATTCTCCTCCTCCACTATGGCGTGCGTTTGGCTGTCCTGCGATAATCCGCTCTGCTTGATTCATGGCTGTGCCTGATTCTGGGCGTAGGCCACCCCATCACTTAATCGCATCTCATGGAGACAGAATTGCATCCGCGAAAAATCCTGCTTCAGTAAGATGTCTCCAACCTTCTGGCCAGCCGGTCCATGCCAATAACCATCTACATATAACCGCATTTCGTTGTTGTCATACTCCTCTGGCGTTTGGTTTAATGTAAGAATCAAGGAGGAGTGCTGGGCTGGCATCGAGCTTTCCTGTCCATCCTCCATATAGATCCGGAATTGTTTCCGCCTTTTTAATGGTGTCTGCTGGGCGGTAATGAGCACAACATTCTCCCGTTGGGCCACGGCACGGGCGGTTGTGAATATCTCATCCCGCGAAGCTCTCATCCAAGCATCCCCGCCCCGCACTGAACTCTTCATCAGCTCCCCATAATCAACAATCACCACATCTATCCGCACCCCATCGCGGGCCAGCTGCTGGATATCGTTTTGAAGATCCTGGGGAGAGTAGGTCCGCGCCATCCGCCATAGGATATACAGCTTGGATTTGAACAGCTCTTTTAGATAACCAATTTGGTTTCCTAATTTGTCCATGAACGGCGTCAGCTCATCCTTTTCCATATTCGAGAACATGGAGTCATAGCGATCCTCTACCATCGCCCTCGAATTTTCCAGGCTGACATGGAGCACGTTGTGCCCTTGTAGAATTGCGCACTTGCCGGCGTGTTGTAAAAAGATGGACTTGCCCCGCTTGCTTGGCGCTATACAAAGACAGATCTCATCCCGGTGCGCAAATATTCCGTACTTCTCCAGCGTAGGAACCATGAAACGGACTCCATCCTTTGACTTCGATTCCAGAATGCGCCGGAGTATGCGCTTGTTCACTGTTGTAAAATATTCTACAGGCCTCTCCAAATCATCCTTCTGGATCGCCTGTGCCCTGCTTACTGCTTCCGCCGCCGCATCTATATTCCCGGCCTCGATAGCTTCCCCCAATTCAATCTGAAGCCTCTTCAACTTCGCGAACTGAAAGAACCTTTCGAGCTTTTGGGATATGTAGTATGCGTTGGTTGGTTCTTGAACAAGCTCAGCGCCTTTTCCTTTTAGAAGCTTGACGCGTGACTCATTCATCCGCTCATCTTCGGCGGCATCCTGTATATAGGACAAGAACATGTCCTTGGCCACGAGGCCAGATTGGTCATAATAACGTCTTGCTAATTCTGCTAATGTAATGCGGAGTGTATCCCCGAATAGATCTGGGCTTAATAGTTGGCCATACTTCCTCATGAACTTAACATCAGTCAGCATCAAAGTCAGTACACCATCGACAAACCCTTCGTCAAACCCTCTAAACGTGTCGCGTGTGTACTGTGTGGCCATTCCTTCTCCTCAAGAATTTGCTCTTCTCTTCATAGAATATACGCTCACGGATGAGCTTCTCTCTCTCGTGCTTTGGCATGCTATCGAATACAAACTTTGGCATTCCGGCTACCGGCTTATTTGCATCCACCACTGCCATGCTGGCCTTCCGCTGGGCGTATTGGCGGGCTTGCTCTTCTAATTGTATTGGGAGTCTATGTTGGCGGGCAAGTTCTTGGATGCGGCGGGCGGATGCTTCCTGATTGGCTAGCTCTTGCTTTCTCTTTTCGGCATCCCCGTTGTATAGCTCTTGGCTGAGAAATTCCGTATACCGCATTTCAGCCTTCGCTCCGCATAGATGATGGGGGAGCGGGCGATGCCGGCTATATTGAACGAACCATAGAAAGTTGTGCTCAACAAAATCCGTCAAACTCCAGCTCCGCATCCTACACAAAGCAATTATCCTCTTCATAGAGGTAAGCTCAGCCTTGGTTGTTCCTATGCGGATATATGTGGTATGGTAGTGCTTCTTATAAAGGTCAAACAATATCTCTTTAAGGTTTTGAACCTCGAACTCCATGACCCTCTTTTCGATTATCTTTAAAAGCTCTTCTGGCTCTGGTGGTACGGGCGGTGTGCGGTTCGGTATCCAGTTCCATAACATAGGCATCTCTCCTTATATAACTGAACATTGGTTGATTAACTTGCTGTGTCATCATGGTGTATCTCTGCACTCCTCCTTTCAAACATTAACTCGGCGTATGTATAGGCTAGACTCACTTGTTGTTTTGGATCTGGTGTCGGAAAGCCTAACAATATAAGATCCTTTAACAACAGGGTAGCCAGCATATCAACCAAGTCCATAGGAACTTCTTTTTCAGATTTGCTCACGCTGTCTCCTTTGTAGCTAAAAAGACCGTGCTAGCACGGTCTTACGTTGACTCCAGTCAACGTCAAATCACTTGGTGAAAATTTTTGGCGGTTCTTTTTAAATCTCTAAGCCTTATATCGCTTTTGCTTCGCAAATCCCCAGCGCTTTGGCCCTTTGCTTCGCAAACCCCATTCCTAAATCCCCCCCTACCCCCCCTTAAAGGTTTTCCCCGTAAGGTACAGCGCTTTCCTTTCTATTAAATCCCTTCGGCGGAAAAAGTAAAGAAGTTTTTTCTGACTTTTTTTAGTCACCTCTTCTTCTTCACTACTTTGTTGAGTCTTGTACCAAGGGTGTGTACTTGTGACCATGCGCGTTGATTGTCCTGTTCTAAGCGAGATATACGTTTCTTCTGCCTTCGGAGGGTCTTTTTGAGACCCTCCACAACATCACAATGATCACAATCCTTATTTATACATTCCGCATCAGACATCCAGCATCCCTACGCGAATTCATCCTGTACCGTGATAGCTCCCTCTACAATCACCAAACTATCTGTCTCGCTGGCTGCTACAGGGATTGTAATGGTTTTCTCACGGTAATCCTCAGTCGCTTGCTTTACTTTCGCTCTACAAGTGATTACACCATCTCCTAATACGCCTGTACACTTCGCCAGACAGGATAAACCATCCGCCGCAGGTTCCAGCTGAAATATAGCAGCGGTTGTCGTGGACCATTCCGGAATACCATACACCTGACTGGGATTGCCTCTTTTATTCCGGCCCTCTACTGCTAACTGTATCTGTTGGACGTCATTCAATACTGCCATAGCTTCAATCTCCCCTTCTATGACTATATAGTCATCAATTACTGCTTTTGTGAATATGATAGATTCGGTGTGATCCGATCCACCAACCAGCTCCTCTACAACACTCTTTACTTTAGAGGCCATCGACATAGAATGTCCCGTTCGTGGTCAGCTCTTCCCCGTCTGCAGAAGTAATTGACCAGATGTACTCATAGTATGCCAATTCATCCATAGGTAAATCATAGATGACGGCTCGATGCATAAGGCCCACGGGCGTGGGCGATGCAATGATAGTCTTCCAAGGTTCGCCTTCCACTCCCATCTTCCTGTAGCGGACATAGGCCGAAGCGGGCTTATTGGTCATGGCCAATAGCGTGGCCCCGTACCAATCGACTGACACCGGGTGCGATGTTATCTCGAATATAACTGGCTCTGGGGGAGGCTCTTCGCTGTCAATAAAGGCAGACACTTCATTAGAGTATCCACTTTCCGTATCAGGATCATAAGCCGTCACCGCAAAGAAATAAGTACCAGGCTCCAGCGCTACAACGGTCCATGTAGTTTGGTTCCCGGCATCTTGAGCGTGTTCATAATTCCGGCTAGACGGTCCCCAATAGACTTTGTACCCGGTCACAGTAGATGTAACACTTGGATTCCAAGCCAGACTTACCTCAGCACAGTCTCCACATCGCACCGCTAAACTAAGCAGGACAATCAAAAGAAACGCAATCAGGTTCTTTCTTCCTCTACTCATTAGCCTTCCCTCCTGGTACCAGTTCCTTCACCTTATCCATCAAACCTTTGGTCTTTTGCCTGGACCCATCGGAGGAGCCAAACCAGAAGGTAAAAATCTGCGCAACTACATTCGTCAAGACGCCAACCAATGTACTAATCATCCCAACAAATATCATCAGCACTGGAGTGGATTCTTTCGGGAGCCACGCCTTCATAACCGCCAGCAATAATACTGTAAACATCAGGAAGTAACCACTGATGCCAACATAGGAAAGAATCTGCTGTGGATACTTATCCACACTAAATAGCTTGCGGGCGGAGTCCCGATCCTTGAAACGGATCTCCTCCAAGTCCACTCCCTGCTCGCCCAGTTCCACAGCCAGGTCTACATCCATCTTCTTCATCGCCACTACATCCGCCGGAGTCATATTTGTAATTGCGGTTTCGATCTCCTGTGGGCTTCCATCTTCCTTTCCCAATAGAACATTAGACACCGACTTCATAGCCATCCCGGCCAAAGGTGTGCCCAATGCGGAAGCAGCAGTTGGAGCCACTACATTCAAGGCTATCCCTGCCGCAGTCTTTCCAAATTCCTTCCAATTAAATCCCATAACAAACCTCCTATCCTTCCATCAAGAGATAGAACTCATCCACACCGGTCAAATAACTCATAAACTGATTAAATGCTTTTTTACTTTGAATTATTCCTGGCTGTCCGAGAACAGGATCGAAAGATTCTCCTATGCCTACACACCCTTCTGATTGATCTTCAATATTCAATATATGAAATAAGATTCTGGTATGCCCATCGACATGAATCTCGAATGTCTCATATCCGCCTTTATTATACATTGTACGAGTGCACTTGTGAATGCCGGGCGTGATCTTGGAGGCTTGAGCAAGGCCAATACCATAGGTCCGCTCTAAAGTCACCGCAATAGGAAGCCATTCATCATCATCATTCCGGACCATCAAACCTCCATAGGCTCCAGTAGAGATAACTGACAGATGTTTTAGCTTAACCAATGTATGCATGACTATCCCTCCAAAAGAACTGAAGCGTGGGTTCCTAGCAAGAAGACCAGCATCATAATAATTCCTATTGCGGCCCAACGGGCAATAGGAATCCAGAAATTCAGCTTCCATTGGTCCGCGCAAGTCCGGGCTTTTTCAGAAGCATTAACGTGAATAGTAAAACTTTCCTCCAGCTCCGCAACCTTTCCCTTCATAGCACAAACGAATGGATGCTTTTCAGCCTCTATCATTCTATGGCTAAGATCCTCGACGTGACCATTCTGTTTGGATAGGTTCTCAGCCATCAGTTTCACTTGAGCAGATAGAATACCAACATTAGTAGTCAATATCCCAAGTGCATCCGACATCTTCAGCTTGAAGTCACCCAACTCTGTGGTCAGGTTTTGTACTGGATCAGACATTTAACTCTCCTCCTTAATTATACAGGCGGCTCAGGCGGATTCACCACAGGTTTCCGGATCTTCAGCGGCTCTTTCCAGCCCCCGGTTAAATCTGGCTGGAAATCGTAGTTTCTCCATTGAGTCTTATCAGAAACCCAAGCCATCTTTGCGCACGTTCGGAACGCAGGAATTTCATCAATTAACATTTGCTTTGCTATATCTATCGTTGGTGGTCCATTCTCCAGATCATACTCTTGCCAGATTTGCTGGGTATGCTTATCTCTCAAGAATAAATACGGAACATTTTTGAAGTTGGGATTCTTTTTATACTTGCCATCTGAAGCCTTTGTTCCACCCAATGAAAACTCCACATAACACCGGCCTTCATTCCTATTCCATAAAATACGCTCAATCTCAATTTCTTCCGATGCAATTTCTTCTCCGGTATCAGGATCATAAAATGCCGGTATATTTTCTACACCGTCTACTGTACCGGTGCCTTGATTAATCTTGGCTTTTTGAATTTTTAACTTCATAATTCACTCCTATAGAAAATATGCCATTACAGTAATTATAAATGATCTCGAAGAACCGCATGAACACTGAGCCCGTCTACTACTATCCAACCCTATAACCCCGGTAACACCGATTGCAGCGGATGTGCAATATCCTCTGATAGAATTATATCCGCCTTGCCCATATTCATAAATGTTATATAACGGAGTCCCTGTACCACTACCAATTATGCAACTCAATGACGCTTTATTATACCCTGCCGGAACTATACTACTTAAATCCACAGTCACCGGCGTACTACTTACAGCACCATTCGCCCAATCACCTGAAGCGGAAGATCCCAGCGCAACCCCGACTGCCGCCTCAGTCATGTGGCGTAAAATAATTTCAGCATCATTAATTGCCGCCTCTAATACAGCAAGATCATTTATTGATGTGCTAACAACCTTATCAGCATTTACATTCCCATCCGCCGCTGCGACGGTATACAGCATTACCTGACCGACTTCATCGAATACTTCTACTCGTACACAATCAATCTCCGCCTCATTTGCGGCTACTGCATCATTATAATTGAGAATAAAAATCGGAAGCAAATAACGTGTATTTGTTACTGCAGTCTGTGGATTGGTCGGATCATCAAGCTCAGTGCCGCCAACTCCCGTACCTTCCCCAGACATATAACCAACAACATCAGTCCACGTGTCTATCGTCCACCCGTACATATCCAACGCACTAACCGGATACCTGGAACCCAAGCTATTATAATTGGAATCAACACATAGGAAACCGACATAAATTTTCTGGTTTCCGCTTGCACCTGTAACCGTTCTTTTCGCCTTTGCAGAGATCCTATAAAGCCAATTCTTATTATATGGAATATAAAATCCGGCTAAATATCGGCCTACACAACCCGCGCAACTAATCACATACTTGCCTGTCACCCCTCCTGTGGTTCTTGTAGGTGTGCCATTATATGTGGAATATTGTACCCAATAGGAAAGTACATTTGGATTTTCAAAGGATTCTACAAATAATGTCTGACCGGGAATCTTTGCATAGTCAATTTGTTCCAATGGCACATCAGTCAGTGTGCCGTCACTATTCAAACTAGCATCTGTCTTATCTACTGAAGAATTGACCTGAGAGGCCGTATCCGTTCCCACATTGGATGTATTATTGGAGGTGTTGTCCCCTGTTACATCCGCATTATCATCTGGCTTTCCAGTTCCCGTTACACCATCCCAAGTAGACGTTAGTGCTGATGCGTCCGCTATAGACTTGGCCAGATCAGATACCTTATTTAGCAATGCCGTCCGCGCATCATAGTAATCAGTAAACTTGCCGCGAAATGTTGAACTTGCGATAGTAGTGGTAGTGCTAAGCTGGGCATCCGATATCCACAGCGGTATACCGCTTGACCATGTTCCGTTGTTTAGATAGTCTGCCAAGGCTTGGAAGGCATTATCGTATGCGATCTTTTCTGTAGTAATACTATAAGCTGTAGCCAGCGAATCTAGGCCACTAACTTCTGCCGCAATCCCTTCCCATTCCCGGCGCACCGACAGCTTCTCCACAGGCGTGAACTTGCTATCTGCGGCAATGTCTGCTAATAGAGCATTTGCAGCATCAGCATCATCTTGAGCATCAGAAGCGGCTTGACTTGCGGCACTCGCAGCGGCACTCGCAGCAGCGGCATCATCTGCCGCATCAGCAGCATCTTGTGCGGCGGCGGCGGCATTGTTAATTGCAGTAGAAGCGGTGGCGGCGGCTGAGTCTACTGCATTGTCAATAACTTCTGCGATCTTGTTCCGGAGTGCTTCGCGGGTATCATAATAGGCCTTCCATTTATTCCGGAATGTTTCAGCGACAATCGTGGTGGTAGTGTCTAGCTGGGCATCCGATATCCACAGCGGAACATCCATTACAATCATCTCGTCAGACTTTGACCCCTCCTCTGCTCCAGTATCATATGCACTAATTGCCGCATAATATATGCCTGCGGAAGTGAACTGGTGCGTATAGGAAGTAACATTGCCTACATCTATGGGGGAGCCATAACTGCCGGGTGATGTCCCGATGTACAGATAGTAACCATCCAAATCCGGTTCAGTATTTGGCAGCCATACAAAGTCTACATATGTTCCTGCCGCAATTTGCCCTGTCCACACTCCGTTGTTTAGATAGTCTGCGAGTGCTTGGAAGGCAGCATCCATTGCATTCTTCTCATCCGTTATCCCATAGGATGATGCCTCTGCATTCAGCCGATACCATTCCTGTATGATCTTTTCCCACTCCTTGCGGGCCGCCAACTTCTCTACTGGAGTGAACTTCGCATCAGATGCGATGTCTGATAACAAGGCGTTCGCGGCGGCTACATCCCCATATACCGTGGCAGAATCACTCGATCTATACAAACGGGTGAGCGTTCCGCCATCATTATAGCCTATGACATAATAACTTGAAGAGGGAAGAGAAGAGCTGGTACCGAAGACATCAGGGTTGGCTGGATCCCAATATATCCAGGCACTATTGGTGTTCCCGTCTGTTATGGCATATCGGACATCTTTGTAGACTACAACAACCCCGGTCCACGATACATACCCAGCAGAAGGGTCATCATCCGCAAACCCCGTCGCCCCTTCAATCACCTCGAACTGTGGCGGGCTGTCGACAACCTTGGGAGTGTAAGACTCCGTGGAGGTTCCCCACTCCGTTCCAACTACCGCTGAACATAACAGCGTCATCTCGTGTCTATCGTTGTCGTATATCCTATGGGCGATTTGCTCCACAAAATAATCGCCGCTCAACCCGTCTTCCGTCACCACAGTGATTCTATCAGATATGTCCCGCGTCTGTGCTTCGGCCAAGTGGGCAGCGGCGGCATTACAGTCCAGCGTTATCATCAAAGCATTTCGAGGCTCTTTATACACGGACAAATAGTAGTCACAGAAGGCCTGAGCCTCTGCTTGGGAAGAGATGAACTTGGCCGGTATTCTCCAGTCATTCTTCCCGTGGTCGCTGATGCTGGTATCATCCTTCGCATATACCTGTAAAGCGTCACCCTCTATCACAGTCTGACCCAACGCTTTCAGCACGATTATGTAGGCCGCAGTTCCCCCGGTATTCTCCAGCTCCAAGACCAGCTTGGTATCATATTCTGTCGAGGTAATGTCGATGTTACTGGTCAGGTCCGAACCGCTCCCGATGGCATTCGAGTTTGCTTCCAGAGTAATCGTGCCCCAATCCGCAACAGCAAGATCCCGGCCCTCTGGTGGATATGGAATCTCCACTATGATGGTTTCGCTTGCCCCAATCTGGAATGCCTCTCCGGTGTTCCCGTTCGCATCCCATATATCTACAATAGACTTGAGCTGTTTGGTTGCGCTCAGGTTGTAGGTCTTGACGCGGGCCTCGATGTAGTTGTACATCTCATCATCAGTATCAACAGGCACAATCTTTTTATAGCGGATGGTCCCGGCCAAAGCATTGGTATATGTGGCCTGACTTACTGTGTGAGGAGAGTTGAACCTGTGATCGCGGGCTTCAAATACAATCTTACCATCCTTTCCCTCACGGAGGAAACCACCTTCTGACTCTTCGATATCCCGCAAGACTTGAAGACCGTCCAGTTGTCCTCCGGCCCAGAACCTTGGCCATGTACTCTTTCCAGTATCCACCAACCGATCACCAGCGGGCCAGCTTATTGCATCAAGTACAACTCCAACCGCCGCGCCGGATGCTATATTTGTTTGCATTGCTACGCTAATATTCTTGTTTTTCTTTACTGTGTACAGCGCTCCTCTGGCCGTTATAACAACCCGGTAGTCATTCCGCGTAGAGCCAAACTCTGTAGGTATCGCACTCAGCCTTCCCGCAAACATCACTACTTCGCCGCCACCACTTATCTCCATCGTGATCTTGATCCGGCGATCTCGCTTAATGTTCCCGTATAGCGGGCCACTGCTGTTAAACCTGGAGAAGCGGAGATCAGAGTTGTTCAGGGAAAGGGTCAGCTTCCCGGCAACACTCTTGCTTACAAGGCCAGAACTTCCTTCCCGGCCTCTCGTGAATGTTATCTCGCCGTGGATATAGGAGGAGACATCATCATATGTACCATCGTACAAGCCGGAGTTTGTCCAGTCGATGTATACCTTATAATCGCCCCATACTTGACTCATGGTTGCTGTAATATCCCGTTAAAGCTCCCACCAGCAGTAGCCTCTTTGATGACCCTATAAATCATGGTCTCTAGGTCAGTGGAGCTGTATATGTTCCCGTTATTCTCCAGAACAGCATTTAAGATAATTGATTCCGGACCTGTTGGATTGGTTGGGTAGTCTGCCGGATTGGTGGAGGCGGGCGTGGTTTGCTCTGGTGTAGCTTCTGCTACCGCCGCCAGCGGACTACCGAATACAATCGCATCGTTCATCTCTTTGATCTTTTCGAGGATGAGATCAATCTGCTCCACGGCGGCTTCCCGCGCCGTCACAAACGCGGCGGCAATATTATCAGACACCAATGTAAATTGACTCTCGATGGTAGCCGTTATCTCGTCAGCGCGGGATTGAAGCTGGGTCTGAGCCTCGTCGATATAGTCCATGACCCCTTCCTTCTCTGCTAAATACGCAGCCTCCATAGCTTCTTTGGTTTTCTCCAGAAGAGCAGAGGTGATGGTATTGAAGCCGGCATCAAGTCTTTCCACGGCCAACTTGCCCTCTTCACCACCATAGGTTGTTAGCATATCCCGAACCATCTGGCCTTCGGTCCCTACAAGTGTTCCGGACCTTTGGAATGTACTCACTGCGCTCTCCCAGCTCTTCATTCCGCCCACCAGCTTCGCAATACCTTCGAACACCTTCGGGTCAAATCCCTCTGAGAAGAGCTTATCCATCACGCCCTGATCCCAAAGGCCCGTCATCACATCTTGTAGTCCGGTAGTCTCAGCTACAAAGGCATTCATGGAGTCACGGAACTCATTGAGGCTAGCGATGGTCTGATTCATCCCCTTCAGGTCTGTAGCTCCTTCAACAGTTTCGCCAAAGTCTTGCATAATCTGGTTGAGGTCAGGTAGGATCTCGCCTGTCTGCCGGAAGTGGTCCACGAGCTGTCCGAAATAGTTGTTGGTCCGGATTAATGAGGCAGACTCCTCCAAGGCCTCTACTTCCCCACCCAGCTCCTTCACCTTCTCGCGGAAGGCATCCGTCACTTTGCCTTGGTTTATAAACAGTTCAATCATCCCGTTCCCGGCAACCTGGAAATTCTCCAACCCGGCCTTTATAGTCTGAAATCCGTATGCGATTGTATCCAGCTCTGCCAACTCTGCGGCATTATTCTTCATACTCTCCAGCACCGCATCCACTTCGGCCAGCTTCCCGGCAAAATATTCGGAACTATCTGCATAGGACTCCAACTGATCCCGGTTCTCTTCTATATAGGTAGTGAACTCTTCGCTGGCGCGGCCCGCTTCTTTCATAGCGTCGTAGTATTCCATGAACCCTTGAGCCGTTTCCAGCGCTGTGCTCCCGCCCATCTTCATAGCTTCGGCAATGTCTGGGAACGTCTTTGCCAGTTCCTTCCCCAATCCCGAAGTTTCATACCATACCTTGTTCAGCGCTTCCCAATCCCCGGTCAGCATCCCCTCCTCTACAGCACTTCTAAAGTCCTGCCCCCAGCTCAAATGGCCTGTCTTCGCCATACTAGGTTCCAGCCGTTGTAATAGTTGTTCCAGTTGCCCTTGAGATTGGGCCAATGGTATCAGCTGTTCTGCGATGAACCTGGGGGAGCGGATCGCTTCTGCCCGGTGGCCATATAGTTGTGATTCGCTCCAGCCGTATTGTTGCATGGCGGCGGTGAATTGCTCTTGGCTCATTTGAAGGCCTGCATCCCGGCCCACCTCCATATAGCCCGCTTCCCAAGCATTCTTCCCGTTGATTGCTTGGATACCTTTTATCATCGCACCTGCGGTGGCCCCGACTGCCGCACCTATGGCAGTTCCTATCCCAGGCAGGATCATAGTTCCTATGCCCATTCCAGTAAGAGCGCCACCACCAATCGACTTACCCCAACCTGCGGCCCCTCCTTGGCGGATACCCTGGGAAAGTAGACTTGCCCCCAATCCAGTTTCCAAGCCAACTACGCCACCAAAACTACCACCCAAAGACCGTCCCAACATATAGCCGCCCGCGCCGCCTTGAAGAACTCCACCCCAACCATTCGAGCGCATCCCGTTCGCCGCCAACAATGCTCCCCCGGCGAACATGGCACCTCCAGCAATACCTGAATCTCCTCCAAGGCCCGGTATCATTCCGGCCAACGATCCTGAAGCCCTCTTCTGAAGAGCGCCAGTAAGGCTCTTCATCAGGTTGCCCAAGGCCTCTTTGAACGGGTCAAAGAAACTCTCCAACAAGATCCGGAAAGCCATCCGGCCAAACTCTTCCAGCGTATCCAATATCATCTGTGTTCCGCTCTTTGCGCGGAATACAATGTCTGTAATACCTTGGCTCCAATCCGTCACGATAGTGCTGACCTGATTCTCCCATACCTTGGTTGTTTCCTTTGCGGTATCCTTGGTGAAATCCTTGATCTTTTCATCCATCTCCTTAATATCCACAGGAAGGTTCGTGTACAACTTCTTTAGTGTCTCGATGTACTTCTCCCAAGCCGGTAACATCTCGTGTTTCAGAACTGTATTGTTCCCGTCCATGATCTCCTTGAGCTTTGCGGCGTACTCTTCCGGCCACTGACCATTCTCATCGCGCAAACTCGCATAGTAGTTCATCCAGACAGGCAACATTCTCTCGCGGACATTTACATCTGTATCAAAAGCCATTTCCTCCAGAGTCTTCCGTATATCCTCCGGTACAGTCCGATTCTGTTTAATATACTCCGACATAAGGTTTGTTAAGCCGTCTGACATGGTCCGTACACTTTGCATTCCGTCTTTCTGGAGGAAACGGAAGGCCTCTTCCATTTCCTTTATGTTCTGGCCACTAGACACGCCTAATCGGGCATACATCGTGGCGAGCTTTCCGGTGTAGTCGATGCTCTTCTGAAATTCACCGTTCTGTTCTCTGAGGTTGCCCTTATTCTTGGTTATAATCGCATCATATTTTGTAAGCCAAGCCATAGCGAATTTGTACCCGTCCGAAAGGTTATCCACCTTCCCTTGGGCCTTGGCCAATTGGGCCACGTGCTCTGCCAGGCCTTGTGCGTTCGCGGCCAACTCCTTATTGGTCAAATTCGCAATAGCTATCGGCAACTCTGTACTCAGTATAGTCTTGAGCCTCTCCTCTTCAGTCTTCAAGTCTTTGGCTTTTTTCTTTACTTCCTCGAAAGCCTTGGCCTGTTCATATAGCTTGGCCACTACTGGCGGAATTGCGACTCCCATTAGCTCAGACTGCTCCACTGCGGCTATGATTTCTGAACTTAAGGCCTTTACAGTTTTGGAACTATTGATCCCGGCCCGGTCTAATATATCAAGTGATTTCGCCAGCTCTTCGGCGGGCTTTATAGCTTCATTTATACCCTTCATCAATTCTTGAAGAGTTTCATACTCTTCTTCAGTCAGTTCAGATAGTGTACTGAGCACTTCCCCGTTCTTGCCCATTATCACATACATATTGTTATATTCCGCTAACAATTCATCTGGAATGCCCAAACCATTCACTACTTTGTCTTGTAAATCTGAAAGCCGGATAGCATAGTCAGTAAGTTTTTCACCTTCTCCCCGCGCAACCTCTAAACCAAGTTTGTTCAGATCCTCCTCTGCCTCTTTGATCTTTTCAAGAGCCTCTGGAGTCACAATCCCCATCCGATACAGCTCATCGTTCCATTCCTTTATTTGCTTTTTATGTGTGCTCCAAATCGCATAGCCCGCAATACCAGCCGCCAGCGCCGCCAGCCCTCCTGTTGCTGCCGCCGCTCCCGCTCCAATAGCGGACAGCCCTGAAATAAAGCTTGTCAATATCGCTTGGCCCTTTAATGCGGCAAAGAAAGCCAAGGTGCCTACGGTAAGAGATCCAATATCAACATTCTTTATTGCCTCCCCTAAAGTTTTAATTGTCGGGATGAGTGCGCCCTTTAGCTTCATTACTACACCATCCACCTGCTTTTGAAGCTCGTTCATCGTCTTGGTCCACTGCGCATCTATCGTCTGCATCTGCTTTTCGAAAGCGGTGGCGGTATTCCCGGCAGTATGTTGCATTTTTTCGAGAATGCGGGTGTACTCTTCCGATTGCTTCCCGGTCAAGGCCAACGCCGCACGCAAGGCACGGATATTCGGGAACAAGGCCGCTACAGCTTCCGCATCTCCTTTAACCTTCTCTGCCATCTCCCCCAAAGCTACTGCAAGACCTTTCGATTGGACTGCGCTGGCGGTTAATTCCAGGTTGTACTTCTTGGCTACATCAACAGCCTGTGTAGTTGGGCTTAAGAAGTTTAACATGGCGGCGTTGAGCGAAACAACAGCCGTAGCAGTGTTGAAACCACCCTTTGTTAAGGTAGCAACAGCCGCACCAACTTCCTTCAACCCAACTTCAAGAGCGGCGGCAGTCGGGATAGCCGGACCAAGAGATGCCGCCAACTCCGCGCCCGTTGTTTTACCTTGTTTGATAATTTCGAAGAGGTCATCTGTAACCTCTCCAGCCCTGTCCGCTGACATCTGGTAAGCGTTCAGGATTGTAGTCATGATATCGACAGCGGTGAATGTATCCGTGAGTGCCGCCCGTGCGAACTCCGCAGACTTCCCAACAAACTGAACTGCCTTCCCGGCCTCCACGCCGGCAGACAGCGCCTGATACAAGCCCTTGGTAAGCTCAGCGCTTGTTCCCAACTCTGCACCAAGGCCTCTCAACTCTTCTCTCATTGCCGCAGTGTTGACCTTCGCAGTATCTAAAAGAGTGGTGACATTTGCAAATTCCTTATCAAACTCAACCGCCGCACCGATCCAACCACGGATTGCGCTAACTATGGCCAAACCTCCGAATGTTAAACCCAAACCAGCAGCAATTGATTTGACGTTTTTGAGCGTACCTCCGAAGACACTGGCTGCCTTCTCGCCTTCCTTAAAAGCCTTGACCCCGGTGGTGCCTACTTTCTTGTAAGCACCGTCCAGAGTCTTCATCTGCTCCAAGGTGGCTTTGCCGTTTACAACCCCAACTTTGAAGAATAAGTCCGGCATTAGAATACCCTCTTTGTTGCGGCCCGGTAGATCCTTAGCAGTTCGAACTCTGTTTCAGTGATTGTAGAAGGCTCTACAAGCCCGAACTCCATCCCATCCAATAAACGGGCCACAATTTCGATTAAACCGCTGTACAACCGATAATTCATGTTTTGCTCCGCGCTTGCCTGTTTCAGCGGATTATCTTTACACTTGTGACAGGCGGATGGATTAATTTGTAGTTTCTTACACTTTAAATCCATCTTTAATAATTTCGCAACGCATTGCTGTTTCTCTTCTAAAGAATCATCAGGTTTGGCGATGTTTGGGTAGATCCAGCGCCAGTTGGGTTCGTGTTCACAGCCCTGACTTCCCCGCTCCATATACAACTTTAGAGCTTCGGCAAAACCAGCGGCTGTCGTCAGTTTCCCCGCACGGATCTTTCTGCTCTTGAGAACAAGTACTGGAGTGCGGCCCGTTTAAACAAGTATGGAACCTTATCCAGCCAGCTCTCTTTGTTAGCCTCGTTACAGGGTGCCTCGCCCATGACAATTCCGCCATCATCGAAGCATGACCGGATCAGCTTCCCGTACAGCGTAGTCAATGCTTCATGGTTGTAGTTGACGCGGAAGCCTCCCCCGCGCAACCCTTGCTGGATCTGGGCCCGGTCCCACTGAAGAGAATCCATCGCTGTTGGCGGGTTGAAGATCTGGGGAATGACGATATTCTGTTCAATCCCGTCCGCATCCACCAAAGCAAAGTTCATCCGGACCACCGCATCATCCAGCAGGGCATCCAAATCCAGGTCCGCATCCGGATCAGTAATCTCCGGAATGTATCTTGTGATTCCGTTGTAGCCTTGTTCTATGACGTGCTCCTTGATGCCGTATCGAGCATCTAGCTTTTCCAACTGTTCCGGCGTTATTGTTTTGTAGCTCTTGCCGGAACGGATCTTGGCGTCAATGAAGTTGTCTTCAAAGAAGTCCCGCGCCGCCGTGGCTTTCCCTTCTTTTACATCCCAAGCATCAATGTCATCTTTGGCCTGTTGGAGATGTCCGGCCCGTTCCTTCAGCATCTGGATCATAAGCCTGTTATTATAGGGCTTCATTGCCACTATAATCTCCAACGGGTGCGGGAGTAAATCGTGTCGCAACCGGAAGAAAAATTCAAGCCTTTCGGCATTTAGGTCATAATTCATCATTGTGGTAATGCTCCTTTCTTTTTACGTTTTGATTTTTTGACTACGGTCTTATCAACTTTGCTAATATCGTGACAACCGGCATTCTGATCTGACTCCCCCAGCTTATTCAGCACGAGATGGTCTGCCGTGATCTCCTCCAGAGTAACCATCTTGAATCCGGCCTCTTTCGCCTTCCAACAGAAGTAGGCATCCTGTCCGCCGTAAGGATAGTTGGTCTTGACTAGCTTCCAAGCCCGCTTTACACAACTGCTTCCCGTGTGACAGGATGCGACCGAATAGCCAGTCATAAACCAAGGCTCTGCTATTCCCTCGAATACTGCCCGCTTTACCAGCGTACAGCCCAAAGACACCCATAACAAATTTCCATCATCATCCCTCTTCTCAGAGACCACCCCAGGTTGCCTTTTCAGGAAGTAGTTCACGGCCACGATGTCATAGCCTTGATTAATTAATTCCAGCATCTTTTCCAGTATACCGGGAGGCACAACAACATCCTCTTCCACGAACCAAATAAGATCTGAACTTTGGTCCAAGAGCTTTGCGGTTACTTCGTTGAAGCTATCTGGAATGTCGAGGTCCCAACTGCGCTCTTCAATAGAGTCATGGCCCCGTAAATTTTTCTCAATGGAATCTGAAGACTCTGAAAATTCCAAGCCTCGTGTAGGCCTTGCTAGACCGATCATACACACCCCCATTCCACCTCAGGGGCCAAGCCCCATAAAGACCGGCCCCTGATTTGTACCCTACGCCGCCACTAACAGGTAGGTGTCATCTTCATCCGTGCGGACGGTAACAGAGCAATAATCCTCGCCACTGTACTTTAGCACAGACTCTTCATCGAACGGGATGGTGTATACAACTTGATCCTGTTCCTCTCCGAAAGACTCTGTTGGAATCTTCAGGTGTGGAATTTCGATGGTCACCGTATAGTACATCCCGGTGCTCGCGATCTCATCCCCCACCAGTTCAATAGTCAACGAGCATTCAGTATTGTTCTTGAACAAGGTTCTCTGATCGGAGTTTTCGAACAAGGTAACCACTTGCCCGCTGATCCCCTGTTTCCCGATCAAAGACTTGGTAAGCAGATCCTTTGACCCGGCGGCATTGCCCGGTAGATACCAGTGGGAAGCTCCCTGTGTAGCCATAAAGCTCCAGCTGATCAACTTGGTAGAGATATCGACCGTGCCCCCACCATAAGCATTGAAGCTGAATGTTCCCTTTAAGGTTTCAAAGAAACTTCCTATAGCCGCCGCATCCGGAAGACTGGTTGCGTTCGTAGCCATCTTCTGGGCCACGCCCTGCCAAGCTATTGTACACATCTCAGCGAGCGCACCTGCCATAGTAAACTGCTCAACGACAGCGCCGCTTATGATGTTCTGTTCGACTCCCCCCAACTTCTCAATAAAGGTTGTATACAAGCAAGTCGGATTGCTCGCCGGATCTTGGAAGGTGAACTTGTGATCATATACAGTCGGCTCTGCTGAACTGGGGTTGGTCGAAGCCAGATTCCCCATGACGAAAGCAGGAGCGAACAAAGCGGAAAGATTCGACAAAGCATATTCCCGGTTGGGAATAGAAATTCGCTTTGTGGTAGGATCTTGGAAAGTTGCGAATGAGTGCCCCTTTCCATACCAATCCTTGTCGCTTGTCCGGTTTGGATATTCCTGCAGAGAGGGCGCAAAGGTTGAGTACGGTAGCACACGGTCAATGTTGCCTGTTGCTATCGCCGTGCCGATTGCGCTCTGCTTATTTAGGCTAAAAGCCATTTCCAGATCTATACCACGCATATTACTTTTTCTCCATTAAAGGCCAGCTACGCAGCCAGCATTATTTAGCCACTTCCGTATGCCCCAATCACAATCGTGATTTTGGCCAACCCCCAGCGCCCAGCCGGGTCATAGTTGGGTTCGACCGTATCGCACCGAACCCGAAAGCTGTTATTGCGATCAGATGTAACTGTGGTGATAATAGCCTCCACTCGTTTCACCATTCCGAGTAGATCAATTGACAAACTCTCTTCTTCACCTTGGGTGATGGCAACCCATATTTCCCAAGGGGATAATCGTTGTGAAGGATTAATCCACCGGATATCCGTGTTCACAAATTCATTCCGCTCTCCTGCGTATATAAGGGCAAAGTATGGGTACTCGTCATCCTCATCTACAAAGTCAGGATGTTTCGGATACATAGCAATTTTGTTCTTAAACACATGCGGCACTAACCCGTCATTAAGCTCCTGCCGGATGGTTTCGATTGCTGTTTTCAGTCCCATGGTTAAGTCCCCACTATTCTATCAGGGAAGTTTTCAACAACAGGCCGCATCTCTAGGTGCCAAAGAAAGAGTATTTGCGGCCTTGCTTCCTTTATCCCCGGCTCCAGCCACTTCCTTGGGGCCTGAGCTGGTATGTATACGCTTTTCCGGAATATAACACCCTTCTGTCTTCCTGTCTTTAATACCCCCATCCCTGCGGCTTGCTTCTTGGTGGTCCCTTTCGCGAGACCAACTGGGATGGCCAGAACCTTTGCCCGCACAGCAGTGACCTTGTGGGCCTTTATTCCCTTCTCCCAATACATCAGGTAGTCCACATTCGATCCTACAGCAAAGCCATCCGCTAACAGCTTCATGGACACGCTATTCCTGGCCCTTCCAGTAACCACCCCAAGGCGCTGTGGACGCGGGCCTTGTAGCCAACCTCTCACAGTACTGACTGTAAAATGGCCAGCGGTAGTATACCAACGGAGGAAGGCCTGACGCCAGACTTGTTCAATTGTAGCCATTAGAATATAGCCTTTGGAGCATAATAGACTCCATTGGGGTTGTACATACCTTCTATGTTAATGATCTGGGGCTGAGAACCGTCCGGAAGAGTGATCCTATCCCTGACCTTTAATGGTATCGGATCCACAAACTGGACCGATGTGACCTGTACCGCCTGTAAGGTATCGTCGATGCGGAGGAACCTGTTCCGGTGCATGAGTGCGGCCCGGTATGTAGTGGCCGCTCCATACTTCCTTTTCCCCATCAGCTTGGCGTCATCCTTTTCACTACTCGTACACTGCTCCACGGTCACTTCCACCAGCAAGTCCCTCGTGACAGAACGTATCGTGCTTATTGCATTGGTAATAATTGTGGAAAGTCCCATCACGCCCTCGCAAGTTTGGCTTGTCCGCCGCCACCGTCAATCCGCGCCTTACACCAAAGCCTTACAAACTCCCATACCAGCTCCGGCAACACCCGGCGTTGAGGGGGAGCACTCGAAGAAAATTTGATCCCGATATCCCCGACATCCATGCCCTCAATTCCTTGGGTGGTCAAATCGTCAGTTCTATCTGTGCCTAGAAGTGAATCCGCAAGTTCACAAACAGCATATCCTATCTCTACTGGGATCGCATCATCTTCAATCTCTACACCTTTCGCATCATACAATTCCAACCTAGGCCAGAGAAGGGCTTGCGTATCGCTAGCCGCAAGCCCATCCCAAACAACCATTTTGTCCAGAAGCCTTGTAGCCGTCACCAAGGCCCGGTTCTTATCATCATCGCTCACCGTAGCCAGCCAGTTAGATGCCGCCGGCATACGCTCTTCAAAATAGCTTTCTGCATCCACGAGAGTGATGTAACTGTTTGCCGATTCACCCCCGATTGTCGCATCTATAACTACTGGCATGGCTCACTCCTTTACTTGGCTGGAGCTTTTCTCTTGGCCGGGGGAGTCTTTGCTGGCTTGACTGGCTCCGGCTCCGGAGGTGCGACATTAGTGCCTGATATGGGTGGGGTGAGATCTGTCAAGGTTACTTCCCCGCCCTCTACGCTCGCCACCTCCACAGCCTCTTCCGGTTCAGAAGGATTCAGCGGAGGTTCTACTGGAGAGGTTGCGACATCGCCGCTTGCGAGATGTACTCTGACGCCCGCCCGCTGGTATGCCCTTCCTATCCGTTCCAAGTCATCCTCAAGCACGAGGATAGCCTTACAAGGTTCAGTCTGATCCGGCCTATCCGCAGCCAGATTCACCCGTTGCTGTATGTTTGCGCCGGGATATAGTTTGTTTGCTTCTGTGATCAGGGCTGACCGAAGCTCTGGCATTCTATTTGGAGAAAATACCAATATAATCGGTCTTGTATCTTGAGCCATTCTGTTGTCCTCCTAAAAGAACGGGGCACCATGGATAGTCCAGGTGCCCCGACGCACGTTTATTGTGTTGAATTCAGATCCTCATCAATGCACGGGGCCACCGTCTTATTTAGTCAGCAAATAGACACCGGCGAGGGACTTTACATCACTCACCTTCTGGACCCAGTTCGTATCGGTCGCCACTGCGGTATCCGTGGGGTTGACTCCACCACCTGAAGTATTCCAGGCAAAGCCCTTCACACTCAGGTTGTAGGCGAATTCACCCTGGATTCGCATGAGGATGTTTTCTTTTCCAGTAATCACATCAGAGACAACATCCCGATCTTCCGACTCTTCTACAGCGCAGGCATCGGCAGTCAATCCCAGGGTGACATAGGTGTTCGGCGTTCCGTATACGACCAGCGCGGAACTATCCACAACGATTGTCGGCCTTCCGAGTGTCGCGGTGGTACCCTGTTGAATCGTGACGTCAGCCACGTTGGTGATTTTGTCGGTGATAGATTGTTTGACGAGATCGTGCCAGGGTTTCGAATGCATTACCCAGCAAACGATGTTCTGGGCATTGTCTCCGAACTTCGCCAGAACTTCTGCGAGATAGGTATGAATCAGGGTGTTGGCGGAATAATCGGTCAAGCAAACATCCGACACGCCGGACAGCGCCGCAACAGCAGCACGAACAGCATTGTTCACATAATCGACCATTACAGCCTTTGCCCACTGTTGTCCGAGTAGATAGCTGAACACGGACGGGCTTGCGGCGATCTTCCGGAAAGCATCGCGGCTCTGCGCGACCGGGCCGATTTTCCTGTTGATTTTTACAGAGATGAACTCATCCTGTTCCATCTTCAGGTCCGAAGCATCGCTCACGCTAGTAACATCCCGGCGAGTCACGAGGTTGGAGACATCTTTCACAAAGGACTCTTTTTCATAATCGCCCTTTAGTGGTTTCGGCACCATCCGGATCGCATTGCGGGAGGCACCGTTGAAAACATCGGAGTTTTGCATCAAAACTTCCGTCATCCCTCCAAAGAACTCCTCTTGGTAGATGACAAAATCTGATTTAGTTCCAGCAGCCATAGTAGTTTACCTCAACAGTTCCTAGTTAATTGGTTCTTTGTTTTTGTTTCCCGCAATGCGCCAACGCGGCACACGCTCAAGTGTTACGCCGGCAGTTTCAGATATTCAGACTGACCATTTTGGTTTATGTAGTCCGCCCGCTCTTCCACTGTCATCTCTGATCGCTTTTTAGGAGTTTTGCTACCAGGCCCTTTGTTCTCTGACCCTCCGCCACCCGATGGCGCAAAGTAATGAGGACAATCAGGCTTCAACAAACCTAACCATTCATCAACCGGCATCGGCTTTGCCGGGTCTTTTCCATACCAGATACTCCCATCATCCCGGTATGGGGTGATCTTTCCGGCCTCATCAAGCTTGTATACATCGTGTGCTCGACGGGTTATGTCCGGAATTGCTGAAGGAAGCACGCCCAAGTCCTTGCCAACCTGTGACGCGAGTACATTTGTAATTGCCGACTCGATCTGTAAATTGGCCAAACGCCCGTGCGCAGTCTTTAAAGCCGTGTCAGCCTCTTCGAGCTTTGTCTTGAACCCATGAATTTGGTTCTCGTGGTCCGCTCTCATGCGCTCTGTCTTTTGTTCAATGAGTTCGTCCACCTTCCCCTGGTCCAATAGTTCCTTGTCCTCAAGCTCTTGGAGCTTTGCCTGTGCCGCTCTGGCCTTTTCGGGATCAATGTCCTTGAACTTGTCAATTGTAGCTTGTAAATCGGTCTTTACTTTTTTATGATCCTCTTTCAGCCGCTGATGGGCGTTCCGAAGTGCACTGATAGATGGTAGGTGTTCAACGCTTTCCGCATCCAGGTCTAATACAAATTGACCATTCTGCTCGACGTAAAGAGCACGTACACCCTCATCGAGGGCCTCATACTCTTCTTTTTTCAAAACCGCTTTCAGCATCGGTATACTCCTTAATTATCCAGGGCCACAACCTGTGGTATGACACAACGTCATCTAACCCTTCAATTTTGGAGTATAAGTCAATAGTCAGGAAAATAAAACAGAAAAAATCAAAGGCGGGCATAGGACTTTGACCACGTTCGGCCCCTTCCGGCGTCCAACTCCGGACCTCCATCACCGTGGCGGACTACAAGTTGACCGGCTATGACGGTTCGCCACCGATACGCTCTGGCCCGTAGGCAATATTCATTGTCCTCTCCGCCATATCCTACAATTCCAGTTTCCAGCAATCCGATCTTATCAATCATATCCCTTTTCAAGTACACACACGGGAAACAAACTGGGGCTTCTCCCGTAACATCTTTGTGTCTTTCTTCGGGCCGCCACCATATACTTTTCTGATGATAATATTGTAGCTTGTTCCCGACACCACCCATAATCAAAGGTGACAGTATACCCACATCTGGATAATCTGCCTCCTCTGCCAACCGGCGAAAGAAGTGGCGCTGGAGGAGCGATATATCATCATTCATCAATATGACATCATCTTCGCCCGCTTCCACAATGCCGGCGTTGGCCGATATCGCAAACTGGAACTTCCCACCGGGATATGGTATCTGCTCGAAGCCATAGCTGTTCTTGTGCCCGTCTGCAACTATGATTATTCGGGGATGTGGCTTGGGAATATAGGCACGTATTGACCGGATCAAAGGCTGAATAATATCCTCGAATCTATTGGGAATGACTACTGTATAATTGTTCAAGACTCCCCCCATTCAGCTACAGGGTCATAAACCAAACACCCTTCCGGCTCGCGATAATACCAATGTTCCCAGAACACCTTGGCCAGAGCTTCCCGGCCTCCAGCATTGTATAGGTTGTAATAATCGCGCCAGTGCCTTCCGTAGGCCAAGGGCAAATCTGCGGCCTCGTATGCCTTCCCGCCATTGATTGCCTTGCGGATAAAGTGTTCTGCGCTCCGGACCTGAAAATGCCGGATCTCTATTTCAACAGGATAGTTAAACTGGACGGGAGCATATTGGTGAAATATGACTTCGTGGTTCCCCTGCTCGATGGTGAACTTGGTCCGGTCTGCCCGAAATGCTATCTTGGAGAGGGGGAGTGCCCGTGGCGCCCGCCAGCCCATCCTTTTAAAAGGATTGAGAATGTCTGGATCATCCTTCGCAGTACAGTGGTGGTTGTAGAGCTTTACTCCGATCCAATCCGATGGGACCTGCTGAAGATAACCGGCGAGAGTTTGGTTAGATGATCCCATTACACGCCACCATTCATCCGCATCAAACGGTATCACCCATCTCGCCCCCAGTTCGAAGGCCCTTTCTGCGAGCGCGGTCATCTTTGCGCTTTGGTAGTATCCCACCTCCGAATCAGTAGTGATAAAGATCCTGTTACGGGCCTTTGCCATATCGTGAAGTATATCTGATGTCCCGTCTGTGGAAAGATTATCCGCAACAATAATCCCATCCAACTCCTCATCTAACATGTGTTCGAGAATGGGCCGGATAACGTCTGCCTCATCCTTTACCATGGTAACGCCCCAAACCTCTTCCCAATCCCCCATCACTCCTCCTTTGCCCTTTGTACCAGAGTAAATATTTGATCCACGATCCTCGTAGGATCTTTGATTAAATTTTCGAACCGGATAAAGTACGGCTGGACATTATTGCTCTGGAACCACCGGCCCCATGCCCTATTGTGCCGGATAACCTCTTCCACCTGCCACCGGGAAGGCCTTGGCCGGAGGATGGGCGATTGCCGTTTGAACCAAATGCCTGTTCGCCGCGCCCGCTCCCAACTTGCGGCCTGAGCGATGATGTTCCGATGCTGGAAAAGCCAGATGTATTTGGAGCCAGGAGGGAACAGCCATTTAATATCATAGTGGACCCATGGATAGTCCATCTCCCCCCAATGGATCTTTATAACCACGATATCATTGACCGTTATCTGCTCCCAAAGCCAAGGCCAATAGTCCGCTCCACCGAAACGGTGCATCTCTTGGAGCGGCTCCATAAGCCGGGGAGAAGCCCACTCATCACCATTACCAATTCCCCGGTCCCGCAATAGCCGGCAAAGATAGTTCCCACCCGTTCTGGGCGTTCCACAAATAGGTATCGCAATCACTTTTTCAACTCCTCCAAAGTAGGCACTTCAAACTCCAGCCCATTCCATAGGTCTTCCCCGCCCGGTATATAAACAAGCAAACTCTCCTCCCAATAGCTTCTCATCCGCTCCCGCCATTCCCGCTTTGGAGCAATAAAGGCCAAAATGACTATATACCCGGCCTCTTCCAAGACTCGTGCCTCTTTCGCAGCAGCAATAAGGTTCCTTGCCCGCCCGCCTTCTGAAAAGTCTTGATTGTTTGTACGCAAGCGGAATACATCCGCATCTATAGTTTTGACCTTTGGCCCCTCCGGATCATATAGCTCACACTCCAGCGTACAGGCATAATGCGTCTTTCCCGCTCCTGGTTTCCCGCAAATTAAGTATACCATTGTTCTCCTCCTTATGCTGGCTCCGGCATCTTCCAGCCGTGCCCGTGTTTGTCTCCATACCGCTGTAAATAGAACTCTCCCGGCCCGGTGTTGTAGATTGTTCCGCCACACCGATGACAGGCCTGTATAAAGCTCGTATCTGCCCAATAATTATCAGGGTCATGACGGAAGGCTGGATTTTCCATATACCGCCGCCACAACACTGCAATCGTAGGGCCAGCCACACAAGCCACCGGCCCCTCCATATCAGGATTCATCTTGTACCGGCGTTCTTTGTCCTTTCCAATCCACCGCGCCCAATAGTCAGACTTCCCCACCATCCAAGCATCTGGATAGGCGCGGAATTTTTCTTCCACCTGCTGAAGATAACCGGGACCATACCAATCATCATCATCCATCACACACATTACTGTATCATCGTCGGCAGAGGCTAGCCTTGCGGCACTTGGGATCGCGAACAAGAACATCTTTGACAGGTTCCACGTATCCAACCCGCGACAAGCATCAAATGGATAACCCGCTTCTGCCATCTCTTCTATTAGACCATCAGGGGAGCTGGTCACCTTATGATAGGCGAGAAAGCTGAAATCTGGTTTGCGCCTCTGCCTCTTGATGTTCTCTTTTATATTCCCCCACATACTCGATCTCAGCGAACATGTAACCGTAACAAGTCTCATTCCTCTTCTATCCTCTCCAGTAAAAAGAATCCGTGGCCCTCTGGGTGCGTTCTGTAGTGCTCCTCTTTGATGCCGGGGATTTGAAATGTAAAAGACTTTAGCCGCCATCCGCAGAAAGCAAAAGTCCTAATCCACCAGTCATATGTTTCGCGGATCTGGTGCGTGGTATCGTTGTTGTTTTCGGGACAATAGAAATTGGTGCCGTTGCCAAGAGGGATGATATGGAAAGCCTTGGGAAAGAACTTTGCCGCATCCGCAAGTAGGTTCCCAAGCTCTTCCACCTCCATGTGTTCGAGAGTGTCCTTGGTAAAAAACCATTCATAATCGCGGCCAGTAAAGAATGTCTCATCCGGCCCATTCAGCTTTCCCACATACTTCCGGACATCTTCGGGAGCTTGGCTGATTGCGTATTCGGAGATGTCCACCCCGAAGGCATCAATCCCAAGCATCCGGAAGGCCTTTACATAATAGCCCTTCGCACAACCAAAGTCTAACAGGCTATCACCCATCCGGAGGCCCATGTACTCGATCAAGTAATGAACGGCCCGTATCGTCTTCTCAGGCATCCAATGATAATTACTGTAGCAGGACTTCCCTGTTACAGTCCCCATCTCGAAATACTCCTCATCATACTTTTCCATAGTCCACCTATATAAAGTTGACGTGTTCTAATCGGGGAAGCTCGTTGTCCCACTCTATGGGAAGATGCCCTGCTATAATATCACTCAGCAGTTCATTCTGGACACTAAAGACGCAACGCGGACATTTCGCCGTATCTATCAAGCTTCCGCTTATCTCCTTGTCCCAATAGAACTCCTCCACTCTATCCCAACGGCAAAGCGCATAATCAGGATGAAATCTCCTATCGTCTGAAGGACTGTTTAAAACAAGCGAATCACACGGGTAGATGTACCCATCAGTATACAAGACTGGGTGAACGCGGCCAAGATGACACTCTCGCGGCTGTACAAGAAACTTTCTTTGATGGAAGAAAGGTGGTCCCAACTCTGCGGCCTTCCTTCTTAAGAAGTGGTTGGCGGCATCGAACTGATCCGGAGGCAGGTTGCAATCAGGGATAAGCCGGACATAGCGGATGGGATGACTCCGGATAGCCTTCTGGATTTTCTCCATAGCCGGAGGCATCCCGCCTCCACCGGGCCACACATAGCTCATCCCCACGGTGATATTCTCTGGAACTCTGGGAATGATATCGGCAGACGGGAGATAATCCCACGTGTTTGCCGAAACACGGATCCAACAGACAGTTGAGTCAGTAAAGTGCGCGTTGTTTAGTACTGCACCATTTGTGATCAGGCCAACATCCAGCTTCATCTCCTTTAAGAACTTCAAAAGGCGTCCCAAACTTGCATACAGCGTTGGCTCGCCGCCACCACTAATAATCACAGCCTTCAGCCCCAACGGGATCATCCTATAAACAACATCTTCTATAATCCCGAAATACAAATCAGGAAACAGCCTTCCTTCCCGGCCCCGATCTGCAACAGAACAGAACTTACACCGGAGGTTACACCGTTCTGTCGGCATAACGTGGAGGGTGATGGGATGATTCCTGCGGTCTATAAGATCCTTAATCGCATCCATGTGGTAGCGTAATTTTTGCCCCGTCGATGTATAGCTATTAAGTCTGTCCATTAGTAACCCTTTCCAACCCGTTGATCTCCTATGTGCCAAACTGTTGGCTTATCGCCAAAGGAACCCAAATGTGCGAAGTCCAAACCCTTCTTCAGGAGCTTGTGCGTAAACACGCCTTCGCAATGCTTCTCTAGTGGCCAGCCCAAATAAGGAATGTTTCTTGGATAAAGACATGGGTTGGTCGTAAAATAGGATCTGTGCCGGAGCCAATAGATGCGGTCCGAATCAGGCCCAACAAATGCTGGCCGATTGTGGATGTAACTTTCCTTTAAAGTAGACCACTGTTGGTATTGATCCAGACGGGATTCAATTAAGCCTCCGGCCTTTTTCTCTGTCTCATTCCACGGCTGGCGCACGAGTGCTATCTGAGCAAGATCTGGTTCAGTCCTTAACACCCGAACCATATCACGCAACTGGATCTCTCTCAGGAATAGAAAGTCATCCTCAAGGTGGAACACGAAGTCTGAACCAACCTCCAGCCGCCTCCAAGCATCCCATATACTCCGGCAAAAGCCAAGCCGGATTGGATGAAATATGGCCCCTGTAAACCGTCCAGCATCCAAAAAGTTATCGACAATGTACTGATTGTAAGATGGGTTGGCCGAATCATCAATCAGTAGCCGTTGAAGCCACTTCATATCCCCGTCTAGCTTTATCATCTTATCAAAGCTGTCCAATGTCCTTTGGAGCAATCCTTCCCGGCCATCCGTAAAACAGATCAACGACAGATGTATCATATGAGTCTTTTCTCCTTTGCTATGGGTGTAAATTCTCCTCTTATTTGGTGGTATAACTCTTGTGCCCGCTTTCCTGATAAATGATTCCGGCTATTCGGCCTCATGTGCGCCCGGTACACAGCATCCCGAACCAAGCCCAGCACCGCACCATCCACCCAGCATCGCAACCACAATCCCCAATCCTCATAGGCCGGATAATCTGGAAAGCCTCCAACCCTCAAGAACTGTTCGCGGCGCACCAGCGTCCCGATCACCATGTGATTCTGGTCCAAGAGTGTATTCCCTTTAACCAAGATGCGGCTTGGGGCAGAATCAGCATCCCCGCCATACGGGACATAGCGCACCCTTGGATAGCGCAAATCCCCTGTCCCGGCCAGCATCGCCTCCAAATACCCCGGCTCCAGTTCATCATCCGCATCCAAGAAGCACAACCATGTCCCGGTTGCCTTGTGGACAGCGCCGTTTCGGGCAACTTGGATGTTTGATCCGTGACTTCGGATTAACTGGTGAAGGTATCGGCCTTGTTGGTGAGCGGAAGCGATGGCCCGCTCCGCGAGCTTATCCCACCGGACCTTATCCCCGAACGTCGCAATGATTACTGTAGCTGTCTCGTTCATTTCTCCTTCACTTCGAACTCAATTAAATTACCACAATCGCACTCATATGTAAACCGCTCGCCAATCTCCGGCAGCAGGGAAGTGCTGACCCGTATGGGTAGCGAACAAACCATACAAACCACGCTGGGGTCATCCTTCGTAAGCACCGCATATGGCGGGCCGTCATTGCAGGTGTTCTTTGTAAATATGTTCATAATTCCCTTATTGTGTGTAATCCGTTATTGGTTCCCCGCTCTCCCAGCTTCTCCAGTCGCAGGTGGCGGGCCGGGATGCCTTGAACATATCCCATCTTCAGCTTCTCTTCCCGTATCCGTTTCAAGAAGCCTACATCAAGCCGGCACGGCATCTTATTAGACCGCTTCGCATATGTTCCATCCTCTAACAATATCCAATCTTCACCATCAAACCAAGGATCGCCAATCACCGTCAGCGCTCCATTACTAATCAGCATACAACCGATACCACTATGGAATATCTCCCCCTTTTTTAGCATCAGGCTGTGCGCTCCCCCTTCCAGCCGGTAGTCAACAAACATTACATCCGCCTTATTCCGGACCATCAAGTCAAGCATTACAGAGAGCACCAGCGGCGGCGGCACTGTATCCTCCTCCACCAGCCACACATACGCAGGGTACAGTTTCTGTGCTCTCCGGATCGCCTCGTTGTGAGATGCTGGAAGGGTGTGCTGGGAAGTAGTCACGAAAGTGAACCGGCTATTTTTCTGGTATTTCTCTATGGATAGGAAGTTTGCTTCAACGGCTTGAATGACGTCTGTGAGAACGGCCCCGCGTGTCGGGATTGCAGCAACTACAAGAAAGTCGGCCATCAGTTATCTCCTTATACAATATGTCCACCTCTTATATTATACCCACTAAGGCTTCTGGGTGTCCCAAAGAACATACACCCCTATTTCAGCATACATATTGCAAAGGGATAGCTCAGCATGCATGAGACTTGCGCTGGGTAGCCTTTTCTCCACCCGGTAGTCATCGATGCGGGCTGACTCCGGTATCATAAACTCTCTTTCTGTGGAAAGGAACTTTGTTATTTTTCTGGTAGTCTCTACATCAGGGAAGTCCACCGTGAACTTCCGGTTAATTTGATCATATTTTACTGTGCCCTTATAATCCTTTGTTTTCACCATTACCTTCATTACCACCTCCCCAATATCCTTGTGCCTTCGGCAAACTTTTCTTCAATAAACTTCGCCAACTCTGGATACCTGTCCTGTACCAAATACCATTCTGTCTCCCTTGCTGCCCATTTTGCCTTCCCCTTCAGCACCAACTCCTCTACCCCTGCTTGGCCAAGCATAGACCCTGCTGCGGCCCTCTCCCGATATCCTGCCAATATCTTATCATAAGTTGATGCCTTATTCAGATATTCCGCATACCGCTGACAGTTCATCGTCCACCACTCAGGCCCATCCGTTCCGCCCTTCCAAGGATATATTCGGCCTTCATAATCGCGGATCCAATTATCCTTCCAATAATTCCCATCTCCGTTTGTGTAGGTGCCGATCTCCTTTGTATGGATGCTCTTATATACCCCGGCAAGCCGCTTACCATCTTCCGCCTTCACCCAAGGATTATTGGTCCAACGGAAGCCAGTTCCAGAACCACCTACTTGATACAGATCATGTTTGGCCCCGAATATAACATCATCTACTGCATGCCCTACTTCATGGGCCACGGTTACATATCCGTCATTCGCAAAGACTTCCACTTTGTTGCTAGTATTCTGGCCCCACCAAGCCCGGTTATAGGAATTGTGCCAATTAATCTTTACACCCTTCTCACGCAACGTATCCAGCACATCGAGCGGATACATGTCTGTTCCTTTTTTAGAGGCCAACTTCATCGCAGAATACTTGCCCGGCGTAACATCGCTTGGTATCACAGTCATCTCTTCTACAATAGACAGTCTTGTCTCCAAATACGTTTCCTCATCCATAAATGGAACTGTCTTGTAAAAGGCCCCTCTCTCTTTCCGGATAACCTTGCTGAGCGTTGCCCGCGCCTCTTCGAGTTGGACTGATGCTCGATTCAACAATTTGTATGCGGCTGTCCGCTCTTCCTGATTGGCGGATGCGAAGTATGCTTGATTCGCGGATGCCTTCTCTATCTCCCATTCCTTCACACTCTTCTCTGCGGATACTCTGGCCTGTTGCTGGCTCTTCCAATTCGCCTGTGCCTTTTGCTTTGGAGTCATCTTTGGCTGAGGAGCGGGCTTTGGCTTTGGTTTGGGCTTGACTACCTTTGGCTTTATTGGCTTGGCCCCTTTAAGTACAGTAGGCTGGACCGGACCAACTACTGCTATCTTTTGTACAAGGTTCTCTCCGCACCGGCAATTAGGATGTAGCGTTGGCCCGGTAGTCCCTGCCCCGAAGCCAACTTGGTAGACTCCGCCGATGGGCCTTCTGGCCCCCTTCATCGAGTTACACCTATCGCACGTTACATCATCCGGCGTAACAATCCACTCCACCTCCATGTTGTTCTTATCAATCCGGCCCTCACTCACAGCCTGATCCCAGGCCAACCGCTGACCCTCGCAAGAAGCCTCGATGGTTTCCGTCCGCGCAATCATGGATGCCCGTTGCTTCAATAGCTTCCACCGATACCGGCCAACCATCTTATCATACTGGGCCCCGGTATAGCCTCTTTGCGCAAGGTTGGTCCGGAACTTCCGCAGGGAAGCCATCTGCCTCTGGTTCAGCCCTAATTCATCGCGGATGTTTGCCGCACTTTCAATAATGTTGAAGATGCGATCCTTTGGAACTCCCCGCCCGTCCAAGAATGCTTCCCGAACGGCATCGGTGATTCCTTTGCGGGTTTGATCGGTGATGCTGGTAATGAGCCTTCCGGCCCGCGTATTCACGGCGGTGATTACTTCTGGAAACATAACATTGAAAGATCCTTCAACCCCGATAAGATCCTTCATGGCAGCAGTTCCGGCAGAGTCCATTATTCCAAGCATAGCTTTTTTGATTTGCGGGCTGAATTCGGTTTGCATCACCTTATCCCAATCCAGCGCATCCCAAGCAAACTGAGCATTCCCTGACTTTACCGCTTCCCGAATTTTCCGGATGTTTACGCTTGAGGCCATCTTGCGAACGAACTTGACGAACTCCCATTGGAACTGCGGCTGGGCCCGGTCAGCGATATAATGGAGCTTTTGCCACAATTCCATAGGTTTTACCTGCTATATTTTAGGCTGATATCTGTTGTAGGATGGCTGTAGGTGGGTCCGAACGATAATATCACAATAATCCGGCGAATCCTCCTGAAATCGGCCATTCTACGCAGTTCTTTGCCGAGGCGGAAAGTCTTCATCCCCCTCATCCTCTTCACCTGTTCCATCGCCAACGGGTGGCGGATTTGTCGGTAAGTCAGGGAACAGCCTTTTGTTGATCTCCTCCTGCTTCTCTCTTTCTTCTTGGATGTCCTTTTGCTCCTGCTCTTCGTCAACCCCATCCCGCGTGATCTCGCCTTTCTTGAGGTTGTGATAGAGTGTTTTGTAGCTAATGCCATCGGACTGCCACAGCCCTACCAACGCAGTCAAGTCTTGCGCGTTGAGAATGGTTTCGTCATAGTCCAAATTCAAGGCCACCACGGCCTCAATTGTCCCCGAAGCCATCCACGCCGCCGCTATATTGAGTGCCCGGCTAATGCCTTGGGATATGGTGCGGACAACGGATTGGAGTGTGGACACGTCCGATAGCATTCGCAATCGCAGAGCTTCTGGCTGTTCTGCGGTTCGCTTCTGGCTCTCTAAAAGTCTCATCCCCAAGACAGCCAGTTTGTCTTCCTTCTCTTTCAACGCATTTTCGAGCGGCTGTAATCCCTGGCCGCTAAATTCCAACATGCCGGCGCGGGCGGATGGATCGGAAGACTGCCAAATCTGATCGCCGCCAATCTTCCACACCGTACCATCATCGGTTGGAAAGCCCGCGAGCCACGGCTGAGGTATACCGCACCAATGTCGCCCGTTCTCTAAATCCGCACTGCTACGGTAGTGACTGAGAACTACGTCTGCCATGTCCTCGACAGGACTGACCTGAATTGACCAACTGACCTCTTCGGCCCCGATAACAATAAATGGGATCTCCTCTAAATAGCGGCCATTCCGCACTGGCCAAACCTCATGGTATATGTACCATGCTGTGACCTTCTTGGTTGTTCCTTCTACAACCCACTCCCGCTCGCGGAATACCCGCATGCGATAACGTGGCGTCCCGAACACATTGCCCTCTTCATCCTCCCACAGCAGCTGGAGCACCCGGTATTGACGGCCCGTTTGGACTTTGAATGTATCCGTGGGGTCATCCTCTTCATATGTTTCCGACAGCACCACCAAAGTAGTCATCATGGTACCACCGATCCGCTCCCGGCGCCAATTGACCACCTGTTCCGCTTCATACTCTACCAAATACGGGCGCATCTCCTTTGCGCCCTCCTCCGGCATATCAACAAGTATACCTGCACGGCCCAAACCCATTACCTCGTGGAATATGGACTTCGCAAAGCCAGACAGCGGTACACCCGTCAGCGTTACATCCTCCTCCAAATCAGACAAACTATCCGGAAGGTTCTCCACCTCCACTTCTTTCATAAACACCATGCCGGCCATCCCGCGTATGGTTCTTTTTACGGCAGGGTAGAACACGGCGCGGGCTTTGTAGGCGTTGTAGGCATCCGTGTTCTGCCCGCTGAGCTGGGGGAGATAGGTGGTGCCTTTGGATTTGATTTGATCAGTTCCTAGCAGCACATCCCGGCACTTTATCCACATCGGCAAATTTGCATCATACTCTGGGTGCGTAGTGGTTATTGACCCGAAACGGTCTGCTAAATCTTTATTGGTCCCTCCAGGTTCCATTTCCCTCTCCTCTTACAAAAAACCCGGCCCCTATACTATGGGAGGTACAAGGGCCGGGCAGGCACACAGGACAACAGGTGATTTCGGTTCAACTCCTCAATCACTTCCAAGTATAGGACAAGCCATCAAAAATAAAAACATCTTTATCGTTTCTTCACACGGATCAGAATGGTTCGTGAATCCTTCTCTCCATCTGACATCGTGATATCATTTCTAACTTCATATTCAGTGTATTCACTACCATCCGTTGGAACCGTTCCCCCGCTCACCTTTACCAGGGCCACGGTGGTTGTACTCGTTTCATCATCCTTTGTTAAGCCTGTTGGAACGGTCCACGTTGATACTGAGATGGTTACTCCCTCTGGCAGGAACTCTGACCAGTCGAATCCATACCATAGTTCAGCCAGTGGTGCTTTATATCGCACATCCATTATCTTTCTCCTGCTATAAAGATTCTGTTCTCATATGGAACCGTAATTGTCCGGCCCTCTTCATCCACCAACACAGTCCTGCTCTCCGCAGGAACAATTATGAAGTCATTGAAGTCATTAATATCAAACGACAGCGCCGCCCCCGGTACAAAGGAAGTCAAAAGCAAAGCCGCTACCGGAATTTCAATGTCCCATGCCGCCGTGGCCAATACATCCGGTACATAGGAGGTTGCCACCAGCGGTGCCGCATCCGGAACAAACCACTGATCCTCCGTCACCTCCAGAGACGGTGCTGCTGTAGCGAATGTAGCCGCCACAACAGGGACCGTCACCCCTTGTAGATCTGAAGCGAATACATCTGGAACATATCCCGCCGCCGTCAACCCGGTAGCCGGCACTTCCATCTCTTGTAGATCCGAAGCGAAGACGGTTGGAACGTATCCAGCGAATGCCGGCGCTGAAGCCGGAACGGTTATCCAATAGCTGAATGTCTGGTCGATTGTAGGAGCGAAAGAGGACAACATCAAGTCTGCCGCAGGGACTTGTATTGTATCCGCTGCCGAAGCAAAGACATCCGGCACATAGGAAGTCAGCAACAACGCCGTCACCGGCACTTCCATCTCCTTAAGATCTGAAGCAAAGACATCTGGAACAAAAGCGGACAGCATAGCATCTGTTGCCGGAACTTCGGCGATGAAATTATCCGTCACACTAGGTGTTGGAGCGAAAGAGGCCAGTGATGGTGCTGAGGCCGGCACCTCTATATCTATTGCATTGCTTGCGCTCACGTCTGGTACAAAGGAAGTCAGCGCCGCCGAAGTAACCGGAACTTCATACCATTGATCCTCCGTCACCTCCATCGTGGGTTCATCCGCTCCTATTGTCGGCGCGGACGCAGGAACCTCAACACCAATATTGTTCCCCGCCTCAACATCTGGAACATATCCCGCCAGCACCCCGCTCGTAACAGGGACTTCATACCACTGGTCATCCGTTGCCTCCGGCGTAGGTGCTAGGCTGGAGAAGGCCAAAGCCGTCACCCCTACAGTAATGCCTTGATTCCCTCCTGCTGTTATGTCTGGCGCTTCGGTAGCGAAGACAGGTGTACTGTTGGGAACCGTGATCCATTGGTCTTCTGTTATGAGTGGTGTAGGTGCGTATCCGGCCAATGTAGGGGTGGACGCAGGAACCTCTACCGCAACATGGGCCGTGGCCTCGACATCCGGAACATAGCTGGCCAATGTAGCCGATGTAACAGGAACCTCCACCCCTACGCTCGCCCCTGCCGCAACAACAGGCACGAAGCCCTCGAATACCGGCGCAGAATTTGGCACAGTAATGTCAAAATTTTCCGTGGCTACTGCATCAGGCACGAAACTCGCCAACGCGGGCGCACTATTCGGGACGGTAACATCAAATCCGCCGCCCGCCGAAACATCTGGTACATAGCTGGCAAAGGAAGCATCTGTCTCCGGCACTTCAATGTTCTTATGATCAGATACCGTGGGCGCTGGAGCATATGCAACGAGCGATGGTGCTGAAGCCGGCACTTCTGTCTCTATGTTTGCGGTTGCGGTGGGTGTCGGCACGAAAGAACCCAGCACCGTTCCTGCGGCAACGGTTATCTCCGTGGACTTCGAGCTTTCCTGTGCTCCGGTATTGTAGGCCGTGATTGCTACATAATACGTTCCCGGCGCTGAAAACTGGTGGGTGTACGCGGTAACATCTCCAACATCTATCGGAGCGCCATACGTTCCCGGCGATGTCCCGATGTAGACTTTGTACCCATCCAGATCCGGTTCACTGTTCGCATCCCAAGTAAAATCAATCTGTGTTCCTGCCGTGGGGATGGTAATTGCGAAGGACACCAGGGCAGAAGGCACATAGCCCGCCGCACCCAGGCTCGAAACAGGGACTTCATACCATTGATCATCGGTTGCGTCCGGAGTAGGTGCGAAAACGGAAAGACCCAGAGCTGTTGCGGGCACCTCCTCCTCTATATTGTTGGAAACATCCACAGCAGGAGCAAAGCTGGAAAGAGAAGCATCTGTCTCTGGTACAGTAACATTGAAATTTTCCGACACTACTGCATCTGGTACATAGCTGGCCAGCGCCGCGTCTGCCGCTGGTACCTCCATCTCCTTAAGATCTGAAGCAAAGACATCCGGTACATATGTTGCGAGCGACATACTGCTAGCTGGAACTTCGATGGTAATATTTGCGGTCAGGTCTGCCGTTGGATCAAAGGATGAAAAGCTGGGGGAGCTGTTCGGAACAGTCTCGTTGTACCCTCCAGACGCGGATACATTGACAGTTATCTCGCTGGAATAGTAGTCACCGGACCTATAGCCATGCGCACGGATCTGGAAGCTCCCCGCCGCGTCGGCATATACGGTCTTGCTCTCTGGGTCCGTTGTTGTCTTCCCAGTCAACGGGTTTGGTGCGGATGTATAGAGTCCAGTGCTTTGCGAGGATGTCGGGATAGTTGTCCAGCTCCCGATACCCTGATCCCATTCCCAATAGAAGTCATGTGAACTCGCCCCGCCACCTCCGGCATATGTACCAGTAATCTCCATGGTGAATGAATCGGACACATTTATATTCACCGTGGCTGTTGGCTGAGTTAATGTTACTCCGCTAAGGTTCGATGCCATTTAATGATAGTCCCACTGTAAATTAGTTGGTGCTGCTGGTGGACTGCTCGCTGCATACTCAAAGCATCCCATGCTGGGAGTTGATGCATAATCAACTCCACGAATATCAACACCTTTGCCGTTGGCTCCTGTTCCCACCAGATCAGTAAACCACGAAGGCGCAGTGGTGTAACCAGAATGGTATATGTCTGCGTCAGTATCCTTAATCGAGTAATCGTGCGACGCAAGGTTTGTAAAGTTATTCGCCAGTGTGATGCTGTTGATTGAGTTCGAGCCTGCACACGTTCCATCATCATCTGCACAATAATCTTCATCCGTGCAATTCTCAATTACATTCCCGTTGCATTGAAACCCTACTGCATTTCTAAGTTCTATAATATCATCAAAATCCGCAACGCAATCATGCCCGTTATAAACTCCATTCAGCCCATCCATAGTAATCTGACGAGCATAGCCTGTAAATGTACCACCGCCATCATTAATTGTGACTATAGCCCGCTGATAGTTATTCGTCCAGCCTTGCAATAATAGGTTTGCTAAATAGAATGTTACAGTTCCACTCGTACTGCAAGAAACATATATTTGGGCTTGCGTCGAATCATGTATAAATAAATTCCAAAGATAAGCTGTGAAACTTAGTGTCGTGCCGGGGTTGAATCCAATGCCTACATTTGCGACTGAGGACTGACCGATTTCGATATTGCATACTTCTATAAAATAATTTGTCCCTCCGGTAAACAGTAACCTATACGGCATCACAGCATCGTCGCCACTACCATCCGCACCCGTCCAACTTGATCCCCGGTCACTTATCCCATAACCAGCACCAGCAGTCAGTATCATTCGACAGGTTGTACTCCAACCCGACACAGAAGGGCTAATAGTACATTGACCTGTATCATCCGACTTACCACGCATCCGCCCAATACAGCCGTCACCGGAAGGTGTAGCATCCTCCACACTCGCATACCAAGCCGTCACGGTCGCATAATCCCCGCCACCTATGCTGGAAGGAATAATTGTTTTGTCAGAAAAATATGCCATTAATCTAGCATCCTGTCATGTACATAATTTGATAGTTGAGCAAATGTCGCCGTATATATGCACTTCTCACCAGGAACACCTCCGGCCTCTATAATCTGCATCCCTGCTTCCGTAACATAATATTTTCTTCTATACTTCGGGAATTGGAAAGCATCCTTCACTTCAGTCTGGAATGCCTCTCGTACAATCGCCCCTGTCGCTGTGAACACAATCTGTTTTGTCTGCGGATCGGCAGATACAAAATTCGCATATCCAAGCATATTTATTACTCGTGCGACTGCCTTTTGGAATATAAAACTTGTAGCGGATAGATCTGCTGTTATTGTATGGACGCCAGAAGGCTGATCATACTCCTGCGAAAACACCACATTCGAGACATTTACATTCCAAAATCCTGTACTGCAAACTGCCTCATAGATCCCGGCATCAAATATTACTTCATTCGGAACACTAGCATCGTAAATCGTCGCATTCCAACGAGTCAGAAAATTCTCTACCTGTTCCCGCGTCAAGGCATTCAACTTGCTCACAGCCGATACCAATGCCGGATCTACACTCACCTTAATCCTATATCCATCTAATACCTCGTTGTGATTTTGGACCGTAAACTGCAACGGCCTCAGCCACTCTTCTTTAAAGTGTAACAAATCGGCCTGTTCCCGATCCGTCACTTCCACCCATACAAATTGTGGAAAGACGCAAGCATTGTTGCTGGCTGTGGTCTTTAACACCTCCACCATGTATCCCCGGTCAAAGTTCATATCGCCAGGAATAAAACCAGGTCTCAGTTGCGCTTTAATGAGTATGTAGCAAGTCACAATCTACTCCCTAATGTGGTCCCCACACCAGCCCCACAAGTGGAATTTGCTGCGTATCTACCATCCCAATCTAAAGCTCTTACAAGTAAATATGCTGGCATCTTTTATCTCCTACTGATGATAATTCCAAAGAAATCCTGCCGGCTTGCCGGGAACACCTGTTAGCCCTACTACTGGGGCCAGCCCTGCCAAAGCCAAAGAACTATTCGGAACAACAATACCAGAAGTGCCCCCGGCCTCTACTGTAGGAACCTGACTGGCGAGCGCCAATGCACTATTTGGGACAGTAATATTAGTGGCCCCAGCCATACCAAACGTCACACCATGAATCTGTGCTATATCAGTCGATGTTGGTATTTGATCGAATAAAATCAACTCTTTCGCATACGTGTTGAAGTGATAACTTCCCCACTGAGGCATGAAGAGCCGGAGATCTGCTGTACTTAGGCTGATGTTATAGTTGTAATTTCCAGTATTGGATAACAACTGTTCATTAGTATCCCATAACTCCGCCATCCAATATTTGTCTGAATCCCTTATTCCACATACCAGCAGGAACCACTCGCCTGTCGCAATATCGGACGTCATATCCAGCAGGTTGACTGATTCATAATCCGCACCGCTATTATACCCAATCAGCAACCTCAAATACATAACACCGGCTGTGTTAGAGATGATGACTGCGAAACTTCGCCGTGTATCGGTGTTATATTTCGTAATGATCCCGTCTTGGTCACCAGAAATTGGTAAGACCTTTGGGCTCAGCCATACCGCAAACGCAAACTCCTTATTCGAAGTGCCTGACTTCAAGGGGAAGTTGGATGGTAGGTCCGCATCCAGCACCTTCAAATATCCTGATCCGCTCCCGGTATCCAGACATCCATCTCCGGTAATGTACCCAATCCCCGGCTGTTCAATTGTGGGGAGAGGCGTTCCTGCTGCTGAGGTATCTGGCAGGATCAGCAGGTCTTCGTGTGTCATGGGAGCTTCCTCATTCCATCTATAATGCCCCACAACATGCGTCTTATCCAAACACCAGTTAAACACATTGTCTGGATCCATTAAGGATTCACACACCGCTAGCATCGCACAAATATAGCGGTTCACCTGCTCGTGGACTGTACTTGTACCCTGTAACATCTCGAAGTTGTACGATTCAACCTTTGTATCCCCGTACAAATAAGCCCGGCAAGAGCCGCCCTGCGCCAGGTTGTTGTATGTAAAGTAGTCAAACCCGTTCGTAAGCAACGCCGCATCTATGGCTGGCTTGCGATAAGCATAGTAACCACCATAGTATCGGATCTCATCCTGTGTCGTGTGTGTATCTGCGAACAAATCTATATCAGGATAACTCGCGGTGAGTGCGACTAGTGCTTGAGACTCTGCCTCTGAATTGGCCTCTGGCCCCCAATAATCCTGATCTGCTGGCGTACCTGAACCTGACTCGCCCCACCCTTCTGATAAGTTCCGGTTGATGTTTACATATCGAGGCCATGGAGTCTTCCCATCATCTGCATAGTCATTGTCGTTCTTGCGGGTGTCCTCTATATACCCATCCACATTCAATATCGGAACAATTATATACCGGAGTCCACTTTCAATTGCTGCTGGCGTCTGGTCAAAGTAATTCAGCAGGTCATAAAGACACCGGATTGACCACGTTTCATTTCCATGTACCCCGGCTTGTAGGTATACGGTTTTGGTGTATCCTGATGGATTAATTATAACACCAAATATCTCTCTCCCGTTCTCACTATCCCCCAAATCAATCTGCGTCCACCCGTTCGAAGTGGCCAGCGCCGCAACCCCGCTAGCATACTGGGCATACGTCAGCAAAGTTCCAGGCGTATCATAATACACAGTGTATGGATAGGAACCATCACTAACTCCAGGAGCAAGCGTAGAGAAGGATGCCGTTGCGGTTGGAACAGTTACATCTACACTCCCTGCCCCACCAGTATCTACTGTAGGAGCGGCTGTTGCTAAGGATGCCGTTGAGGTGGGAACGGTTATATTTTCCCCACCACCGCCCGCACCAGGAACTATAACAGGCCGTTGTACGTGGAAGAGCGGATCTTCAGCAGTTCCCAACGGCGCATCCATTATTCCATTAACAGTCTCATTATCAAGCCAGTGGTTCCAAAATCCATACCAGCTAAAGATACCACCAGGATCGCGGCCTGTACTGGAGTCCGGCCTTCCTAAGACAACAGGAGAGGAGTTTGACGGCCAAGTCATCGCAATCCCGTTGTTATAATAAAAGAACCTATCAACGAACATACTTCTATAGTTCGTTGCATCGCTCCAGCGGATTACCACCGTATGCCACTTCCCGTCCCACAATGCGGCTGGCGGAGAGTTGATGTCGATGCTGGTACCATTAACGTAGAACTGTATTGCGCCTTCTGCTGCTGTAGCCAATAATGAGAAGTCTGTATAAGCGTTAGCAAACAGCCAATAATAATAGTTGGTGGGCGTGGAGACCTTGCGCCAGCGGAAAGCGAATGTACCCACGTCCCCAATCTCATCAAACGTCAGCCCGGTATCTAAAACAACACGGTCTCCATCACACAACACACCTTCCGGCGTCCACTGTGCAACGTAAGAAGAGGACAAAGGATTGACAAGTGACCCAGAACGGCCCCGGTGATCATAGGTTACTAGGCCATGGGTGTTGAGTAGGTTGAATGAGATTAGACCTTTGGCTAGCGGATGCGCAGTATTCAGCCTAGGCTGATACTCAAATCTGGGTTTGCCTTGTTCCGGCGTCCAAATATACGGTCTATACATTTATGAACTCTGCATGGTTACTCTACTGGCCTTTAATGTGTTCCCGCTCGCAGCCAATGCCGCCCCTGCCTCATTTTGCAAGACTAACTTAAATGGGAATGGAAGGATCGGAATGGGACCAACGTTGACCCGGCTAGCCTGTGCGACTGATGCCTCCAACGGGAAGATGGCGGCAGGTGGTTTATCCCCACTCGATCCATCTGGCGTCTTTTCGTAGTTGCTACCATCGAATTCATAAATAATGTACACCGCTACATACGGGAAACCAGAGCCAGGAGTGAAGGATGCTAGTGCCAGTTCCAACACAAGATGGGTGTAGAGGCCGTATGTACCTGTTGTGTTGTCGATCTCGGATGATGCGGCAGAAAAGCCTGCATCTGCCAGAGCATTCAGCTCTGTAGTTAATACGCTTGCCAGCCCCTCTGCCGCTTTCCACAATGCGTCCGCCATTATGCTATCCTCGCTTTCCGGATATCCTCACGAGTCACCGACTGGCCAAATAACTCTTCTGCCCTGGAACCGCTCCGCTTTGTTAGTGCTATTAGAGCCGTTCGGGTAGCGGTGCCTGCGGCAAAGGCCGCCAGAAATGCGGCTTGAGTATTTGCTCCAGCAGTATCAATTTCGGACATACCAAGAATCATGCCGATGCGGGTTTGCTCTTGCGCATCGAGCGCGGCCCACTCAGCTGGAACAATAGCCTCGAACACCTCGTGCGCTGGTACAACTCCCCGGTTCACTTCTATACTTCCCCGAACTTCATTCAACATATCAGCACACGCCGAATCCAGCCCGTTGTTGTATAGATCGGTGAGGCCATACGCATTTGGATCCGTGGTCAGTTCTGTTTTTAATGCAGTATAGTCTATCATTGGTTGCCTCTTTCTGGCGGGAAGGATGTTCTGCCCCTGACCAGGAACCTGCTACACGGTCTTGATCGACTCACAAAGAACTATGCCCGGCTCAGCAGGGGCAGAAAACAAAGTTCCTTCTAGCCGCCCGACAGGGTGAAGATGCCGTTGGCGTGAATCGTGACGGTAAGGCTGTTCCCGGTTGTTACTGTAACATCCAGCGGCGTATTGTCCAGAGTAGTCCAGCAGACCAATGGATCCGTGGGTGTCGCGGCTGGGGTTGTATCGTATATCACCGCATAGCGGCAAACAATGCTACCCCCCGAAGCATTCCACACGGCATCATCGGAATCAAACTTAACAGTTGCGACGGAGCGCAACCACTGGTTTGCGTTCGAGATTGTGTTGGTGATGTGGAATCCGCCAGTCGTATATCCATATTGGCTGGCGTGCTCGTTGGTAAGATCGCCGTATTCATCCCCCACCGTATCATCATTACAGTTGGAGGTGCTCAAGAATAGGGCCATATAAAATTCATCGTCATCCATGTCGATTGAGCCATCGCCAAGGAACTCACGGAAAGTGTCGTATAGACTCCAAGCATCAGCAGCCATAGTTTAATTCCCCTTCGCTTTCAGTTCGCCGGCAGGAACTTCAACACTCACCCCGCCCGCTTTTGGTTTCAGAACACCCACCCAATCTGCCGGTGGGCCCTGGGCCAAACCTGCTTCCGCTTCGGCCTTCATAGTCTTGGCTTCCGCAAGCGCCACCTGTTTGGCGTCGATCTTTTTGGTGAGGCTGGCTATGCGCCCTGCCTGCCTGTTGATGCGAGCCTCACAGAACTCTTTCCAGTCCTTTTGCCGCAATGTTTCGCGCAGTTCTGCGGCGGACATCTTAGTCACATCGGTTGTCATCGTACTATATCCTCCATTTTTACACCCATCCATTCAATCTTGGGCCGAACCATGAAGGGCTTTTGACATAGTGGATTGGTGCACTTGATTGGATCTTTGATGTGGAAGCTCGCCTCTCCCCCCACCACGCGTTCTGCGGTGAATGTGCCGAAGCCAATGAGACAATAAGGGCATTTCGCCCGTATTGCCATTACTTCCTTTGTCCGGATTGATATGTTACTCTTTGCTACATCAACTGCCATAATAAAAAAATCCTCCCTGCTGATGCTTGTGTGCCTTCCTTGACGAGTGTACTGTTTTTTTGGCTGGAAGTAAATAATTTTCTTGGCTGGAGTTATAGTCCCTGCATCTTGCGCGCACCGCCCGTGACACCCTTTACAAACAGCTCCGTCAATACCCACACCATAGCATCCAATCGGTCTGGGCTATCCTCTCCCGGTGTCCACTGGCACAGCTGGTCTTCTAATTCGGGATAATAACCAAAGTGATGAATCTTTCCCTGCTCTGCGAGACTGGCAACTGGCTCTGCGCGAGTGTACTTGCCCCGGCTCGCCCATACCAGCTTTACAGGTATGGAGGCATCTATACTTTTGATAACATATTCAACCATATCCCCGCCGTTGTTCTTTTCGGCAACTACGAGATTGGCCTTGTGTTTGTGATAGGCCTTGACTACTTGCCGGCCCCATTGGAGTGGTGTCCCGCGTATCGTCAAGTCATCCAGCAAATATCCATCCCCATCCGTTCCTTCTCCGGCCGCAACGATACCTGTCTCTGCGCTCTCTTCCGTATTGGAGGCTTCTGGATCAACTCCTATCATGACCCGGCGCAAATCGCATGGTATCCGGTTCTTCACACGGAACTTTTCAATTTGCCATCGCTTCCACAAGCTCCCCGGCGCATCGTCCAGCAGTTCAGCGTTGATCTCCTGCCGGCCTAATCGGGTGCCCTCGTATCGGGCAAGGATCTCTTCGCGGAACCTTGGTGACAGGTTGATCAGGTTCTCATACGTGGTGCCCTTCGTTATGATGACCCCGGTCTTTTTGATAAGCTCTTTGATATGGGGGACGGGTTTGGGAGTGGTCGTGACACAGACTTGGGTTGCTTCTTTTCCCAGCCGGAGTCCAAACATCAGCTGATCCCAAGCATCAGGATTCCGCCATGCCGCCAATTCATCAGCCCAGGCCCCATCATGACTAGGCCCCCGCAACCGATCTGGCTTCTCCGAGCTGTATACAGTGGCTATCGCCCCATTGGGCCACGTGAGCCGCCGCTTGGAAGGCTTGTAATCAGGCCGGAACCACGGCGGTGAACATGCGAGAATACCTGATTCACCTTCAACCATGACATCCCGCGCATCCGCCGCCGTGGCCCCTACGAGCGCCAACCGCCTTTTACCCTTCCTCTCAACCTGCTCCCGAACCCACTCAGCTCCCGTCCGCGTCTTTCCAAATCCACGGCCCGCCATAATCAGCCAAGTGGACCAATCGCCTTCCGGCGTCATTTGCTTCGCCCGCGCCCACAAAGTCCAATCGTATTGTAGAGCTTGGAATTGGTCTGTGGACAGCCCGCGAAAAACATACTCCCGCTCGCTGGGAGTGAGTGAGGCTATTTGTTGTGCTATAGATTGATCAATTAACTGTGAGGCCATCTGCTCCATCTTCCGCCAGCGGACACGCCAGACAATCCTCCGGCTTACAATCCATTCCCGAACCTTCCCAGCGCCATAACGCATCCACAACAGTTACTGCCGGGACTTCTACACCTGACCAACGGCCTGTTGTGGCGTGAACTGCGATCCGGATGGCACAATAGTATACCAGCTTTCTTGGCATCTTATTCGACAGCCACATCCAGAACATTTCCTTCCAAACCGCCCGCTTTATCCTCCAGCGAGTCCAAATGCTAAATTCCATTTTGTCCTCCTTCAGGACTATTCGAACGTGCCACCATGTTTGGTCAGCCGTTCATTCAGCACCTCACACTCCCAGCCCTTCGATTCGCAATATTTTATGATTTGACCCTTATCCCAACCAGCCATGTACTTGACAATCGGCGCACAACGGTTACTGCGGCCCCTGTTGCGTAGAATGACCCCTGCAGTGAAATGAGGTGCTGTTATTCGAAGCAACATTAATGTCTTCCTCCGTTCCCGTTCTCTTGTAATACCGCCTTACCACTATTGATCTTATACCTCCGGCCACAACCGCAAGTAAAGTATAAATCCGTATCCCAGTTCTGGAAGTAATACCGCGTAAAGTTGTGCTGCCGGCAACAACGACACCGCCAGCCCTTTGGATCTCCCGGCTTGCGATAGTAACCATAGGCAAGGTGTATAGCGCGGACACAATCTGACGCACTCTCCCCATCCCATCGTACCATCACCAGCTCGCGGACAACATCTTGTACGGTGCCCCGGTCTTCGGCATTAGCTTCCCGAATGTTCTGGAGTGCGAGCGCGGACCACCGCACCCGGCTTCCCCGCTCAAAGGCTGTGATATTGTCTGTTAGATTGGCCATCTCTTCTCCCCTGTACAAAAGGAGCCACCTGTACTAGCGTGGCCCCTTGTCTACTGCTATTGCTCTATTGGTGTGAAAATCTCCACCTCTGGAACTTCGGCAACAGGCTGTTCGCTGGCTTGAGCTAAATCAGCCCGGCCAGACGCAACCATAAGCGCATTCCATATTTCAGGATCAATATCAGTAGCATCCTTTTCAATTTCAGGCTCTGTCAACTCCGCACCTTCAAATACCGTATGGGCGTGTTGTACGATAAAATACCCATACGTCCAAGGCGGATACGTACCCCAGCAATAATTCTGAAATTCATTTGCATCCATCATCTCACCAGTTATCCACTCTTCGCAGGCATACCCATAACCTGATCCCATATCGTGGCAACCGCCTTCGTACCCCCACTGGCCTGTAGGCCCGCCACCCATATAGGCACAATATTGTCCATAGGCAGTTGCATTACAGCAATATGTCTCCACCTGTCCCATAGAAGGATCGGCATAGGAATTTGGCACATAGAAATAAACTGGATCATCTGCCAAAGCAATAGGTACGAACAACGCTAAACAACACAGTACAACAAACAGGGTTTTCATACACTTCTCCTTGAGTTATTTGCCTATTATTAGGCCGCTATTACATCAACGTCAATTCAACAAACAGCTCTTCCATCGGAACATTCAACACCACCGCCAAATCCCGCGCCTTCTCTTCACACATGAGGCTTTGCGGCCTTCCATCCACCAAGCCCGCGTTGGACCGGAGTGTACCGTGAGGAATACCAGCCAGCTCCGATAACACATACATCGGTATCCTCTTGGCCGCCGCACGCCGCAGGAATACACTCCGCTTCATCCAGAAACGCTTCTCATGTAGCTTCGGGATTATGTATTGGACAGGCCGGTCGAAACGCAAGGGTGGCCTACTCATCACTTCCCCCTCTTCACCAGGATAAACTCAAAGTCACAGCCCTCGTCATCGCAGTTTACCGCTTCCAGCTTATACAGGCCGAAGTCTTGGATGTGCCTTGGAAAGTGAACCATCTTTTCTGCGGCATCCTCTCTTATCGCATCATCCATCCAGCCGCACTGATCACAGCCCTTACAACTCTGCCGCTTCAACGGCATCATCACCCACTTGCTGACTATCCGGCCCCCCGCTCCAACATACATCTCCTCCGTGCCCCGGTACCAACGGCCCTTACAAACCGGCTTTCCCTCTTCTCTCTTCAACTGGGCCATCCGGTCCTTTATTCCCAATGGATCTCCGCTCATCTCCTCTTCTCCCTTCTCCTACACCAGCAATCCACAATCAGTCCGATCAATAGAATCAAAGCCATCAATATAAACATTGCGAGGTTATCATCGTTCATGCTTCCCCCTTCAGTCAATGGCCCCTGGCCATCCGACGAAGTAAAGACCAGGGGCCAACCCTTGACCATTGTTCTAATTGTAGCTTTTAACTACGGAATCACGGCGTCCACCCCCTTTCCCTTTATCAATGGAGGTAATGGAATGTAGTTCTTCAGCCTCTTCTATTATACCCTCATTGCACGGTTTCTGCTTCGATATCTATTGGCTCCGTTTCTACCAGCTCTGTCTTGTCTTCCTGCTTGGGTGGATCTGGAGGCTTTGCTATAGAGGCCAACCGCGACATCACCAGCGCCCGCGCATTCTCCTGCTCGCCGAATGGATCGGACTTCCCTGTTGGCGTATGGGATGCGAGACCCAGCAAATCAGCTATTCGTTCTACACACTTATCCATCACAGCCAAGAATCGCGGATCACCATCCCGGCCCTCCACCTTCATAACCACCGCTTCACTCTTCCGGTTTTGAAGCGGATTGAGACCAGGCGGAACACTGGGGGTGACCTTAGCCTTTGCTACAGGATTTTTGGCGTTGCTTTTGACAGCATTCTGAACGCGGGCTGTTGTCTCTAAACTCTCTTTGTCCTCTTTGGAGACTTGCCATGCGTCATTTGCTTCGCGGTATATGTAGGTGGAATAGTTGATGAGCCGGTGGCGCCAACGTTCGATATTCTCCACAGTAGTCTCAGCCATAGCATCCAACAGGTCATTCGTAGTCTTCAGCACTTGTCCATCTGTCCGGCCTATCTCGTGAGCGATCTCGCGGGTGGTCCACCCCTGCTGAAGGAACTTGCTGACCTTTGCGGCATCTTCCTGTAGCTCTAGTGCGGTGCGGGCACCCTTTCCAAAGTGCTGGGCATTGTCTATTTGGTCACCCTTCTTTCTGGCCTTCCGCGCCTTCTTGAGGTTCTGTCGTGCCGCCTTGGCTTGACGCTTCTTGGCGCCCTCTACTGTGTAGGCATCCCGGCTAACACTATGCCGCTTTTTTCGCGGCTTCTTTGGAGTAGGAGGATTTTTCGGGATTGTCATAGAGTATCCCACATTTCCTTTGCCCGTTTCGGCCCATGACCTGCGAATGCGAGGAGATACAGCAAGCCGGCAACAAGAAAGATCGGAACCAACAGCACTATCCTCCAAGCTATCAGCCACCATCGCCACGTCCATACTTCATACCATTCTGGATTCCTTATCATGTCATTCTCCTTTGTAACGGTCCAATCCAATATTCAACTTCTCCCCGGTATCGGGCATCAGAACTTATATACCACCAGTCCGCTCCGTCAAAGAACATAAAGCGATCCTCCCAGATTGCTGGTGGGACTATCGGTATTCGGCAAGCATAGACTCCGGCGTGTTCCGGAAGGCCTGTCTGGTAGTGTACTAGCTCATCGGCCATCACCCCTCCTCCACACAGATCTCGCCGCCCGCAGGAAGCACCTCGAATACCACTACCGGCTCATCAGGATACTCGTGGCCCTTGATGTAGTAGTATGCCGCCTCTTCCTCCTCTGTAGAAGTAATCAGGCACATCCGCACTTCAGCCTTTTCCAAATCAACATTATCCCAAACCGCCTCAACAAGGCTTTCATACTCCTTGACTGTAGCTGTTCCCGTTTTTGTCGCGATGTCCTTTGCGTGGCCAGCCAACCCGGCTATCCCCAAACCTGCTCCAAGAGTCTTCAAAAAATTCCGCCGTTTCATCTTGCCTCCTTTTGAAGCCGATGGAGTTTGTTTGCGAACCGATTGACCTGGCGTGCGGCCTGAATGATCTTATGCTTGTAGCCTTTCCGCTGTCTCTCGTCATCGCACAGGTAACAGGTCCGCACCTTCGGCAACAACGGATAACGGGTCACCGGGAGAACATGTCCGCACTCCAACATGTGGACTGGGCGTTCCCGGCCTTCCAGTTTGATGACCTTCCTTCGAGGTTTCATGATGTCTCCTTTGAATGTTGATGGTACGCGGGCGAGTGTCGAGTACACCAGTGCACCCTATAAAAAACCAACCCACCGCAATCAAATTCCAACTCCCCAACCCATTCCATTTATTCCCTATTCCCTGCTCTTATTCTAACCAATCAACTTATCCGTCATTCCACCCCACACTTTTCACTTATTCTACTCTTTTCTGCTCTTAAGAGGAACTGTTTTGCTTAATGCGGCCTTCTGCACTTCTCCCGGCAAGCTCCTCCATATCCTTTACAACCTTTTCCGACAATCCCAGCTGGGCCCATCTATACGAGGGAATCATCGTCATCACTGCGCCTCTTAGCTGACTCAATTCTCCCCGCATTTTTTCTATACGGTCTGCGGCATCCTCGACCAGCGCCTTGTCACAG